GCAGTTGCCATAAATTTACTCCTCCACTCTTCTATATCTTATATCTTCGAAGCTGAGCATATTTTCAACTCTCTGCGCATCTTCTGCTGAGACAATAAACTTAACAGTCTTAAAGGCCTGGACTGCATTATTTAGTGTCCCCATAGCTTCTGCATTAGGCTTTACTTCTTCCTTAGCTTCAGCCTTAATATCCTCTGTAACTTTTGCCTTGTCGGAAAGGTATTGAGTGTTACGCTGGATAGCCGCGGCCAAGTTATTCCCATTGCGCTTATAAACCTCGATCAGTTCCGGCTCGATTTCAGAGCCCAATGCCTTAATACTATCAAGTTCTGCCCTAACCCTGGTTGTTTTCTCGTTGATATCGTATTCAATGTCTTTCTGCTTTGTAGAAGCATTAAGCCACTTCTCATTGAAAACAGCTTCGAATGGAAGGAACTCTCCGAATTCGCCGATGGAGTTGTTATAAATCTCTTCAACAAGCTTTCTCTTCTCTGCTTTCTTCTGTTCTTCAAAAGTCTTTACCTGGTCGTTGATTTCCTTAATAGGTTCGTCACAAAGAGCCTGAAGCTTGTCGCACTGTTCTTCAAAGGCCTCATAAGGAACCATCCATTCCTTCTTAACGGCTTTGCGTGCATCGTCGATAGAAGTCTTGATTTTCCTTATCTGTGCAACATCTTTCTTGCTCTGGGTTACGGTGTCTTCAGTAACGATGACACCTTTGTAGACAGACAGTGTCTCTTTGAGCTGTGTCTCAACCTCTTTGAGGTTGCTCTCAATCTGCCAGTTGTTGTTAATCTGCGCTGATAATAAGTCCATGATTTTCTCCTTTTATGTCATATTTAATTTTACTCAGTGTACGATATTTCGATTGTCACGCCCCTTGAAAAATTGCAATTCAATTTTACCATGATACCGGACAACATAACAGTTAATTAATCCCAATTCACTGTTATTTTTGAAGTGTTATCCTCAGTGCCAAAGCAAAACTCTCTCTTGTTATCTTCGGTAGCTTTTTGACTGACAAGGTCACTCTTGTGGATAAAAAGTGCCATACCGCTGTCTGCGTGCAGGCTATAGCCATCTGGGAATTCTTCGAAAAGAACGTTAGAAATGTCTAAAGACATACTGCTTTTCTGAGATAAATAGATTTCCAATTTTGCGTTTGCCATGTTGTATTCCTCCGTAAAAATATTATAGAACATATGTTTGTGAATAATCAATCGCTACATCTTGTTAAGCCTTCTCAACATCTTGTAGTTGGCTCATAAACTTCAGTAAACATCTATATTTCAGATAAGTCTTAAGCCAATAAATTCCATATGATATTTTTCTAAACACTATATTATAAATACGTCTTGCCTTAAGTTCCGCAGAAGCCATGTTGATGACTCGCTGTTTAGTGTCTTCTGGAAGGTCGGAAGTATCTCGTCCCTTCTTCATATCCCTTAAAGTTTGAGTCTCCATTGTCTTAAGGAACATGGCCTGGTCGTTTATATTTCGGTACAATCTCCTTGTTTGTAAGAGAAGCCCTAACACGTCCCGAAGTTTCTTTTCATCGCAGTAGCCAAGGAGTATGTCTGAAGCTATCAGGATTCCGTCTCCGGTAAAGATAATGTTATAGGGATCATTAAGGTCGAAATCAATGTTCTTTCCATCTATAAGGTCTGCTTCGGCTATACGCCTGGAACATAGCTTGATATATCCTTCAGTGCCCATACCACGGAGTAAAGGCCTGAGAAATATCTTTGGCTCAGCTAACTCTTCGCGGTTTTTTATGCATTTTAATAACAGTTCATCCACACTGTTCATCTTATGTCTCCTTAGTGGTTAATTTATCGCGATCAATATTCGTAATAAAGGCAAGATCACTGACAGTGTCTAATCTCTCTTTGCAATCTTTATATATGTCATGGTAATCTTTGCCTTCAATTAAACCTTCTTCAATAACATGAAGTATGATATGTTCACCTAGCGAAAGATTGTTTAATTGTTGAATACTTGCTTCGTCTCTATTACCTATTTGCGCAAACTTGTTAGCCAGTTTGGTGAATATCACGTAATATCTGTCTGCATGTTTACTACCATTATTTTTTGCATAATCAACAAGCTTTTTGATCATGTCTGTTTCTGCTCTTCTTGTTATTTTGGATTGGCTTCTTGCTTCGCTCCATTCAGGCAACATTTTCTCCTGGAAACGAGATTCCATCATATTAAATGCCTTTATAAAATCCCATTTCCATTGATTAGCTTTATCTCCAGTGAATCCCATTACTAAAAAAGCAAACCCATCTCTATTCATTGAATACATTCTTCGACATGAACCTTGGGAATCTTCGTATTTAGTTTCTTTAAAACACCGGACGCAATTTTGCGTCGAGTCAGTAATAATCAGTGTTTCAATCTTTCTTAAAACATCTGTATGCCTTTTGTGAAAATGTTCTGCGACTAATAAGCTATTTGTTGTAGCTCCATTGCTAGATAGATAGACTAGATTTTCCATTAAAATAATCCCCTTTCAATACTTTTTGCTTGAAGGAGAACACAAGATATTGTACAATACAGATGAACAACTTGTGTTTCCTTTGGATACGTAGATATCCTTTCTAAACACCTTGTTTGTTTCAATCATCCTCCCAACGAGGACATGAGAGCTAAGTGCCGTAGGAAGCTGTTAGCTCTCTTTTTTATTTGCCATATTATCTAAAGCAATTCTCACTACTTCAGATTTGGATCTTCTCTGTTCTACAGCAAGCTGTTCAAGCTGCTCGTATTCTTTCTTCGTCATTAAGACCCGGATGTAATACTGATGTGTTTCTGATTTAGTACGTCCCATTTCTTATTTACCTTTCATTTTATACTGCCCTTCTATCATAACTCGAATTGCTATTTTATACAAGGGTTAATTATACTCACTAAAGCAAAAATAAAAACTCCCATGTGGGAGCTGTTTATCCGAAGAACTGCTCATGTTCTTCTATCCATCTGTGGATTCTTCCAAGCTTTCCGTATCTGTATTCTATTTCTTCTTTATGGTTCTCATAGGTCTGTCTTATGTCATCGGACTTATCAGCTGTCATAAAGCCTTTTATCATATCTATTCTACCTGAATCCCTCAAGCCTACGTAACTAAATACTTTCCCGTATTCCCTTTCAAGTCTCTTAAGTCTTCTCTGTATCTTCTGGACATGCCTTCGAGGACTTTCAATATCTGTTACATTACATGAATCTTTAATAACTGAGGGATCGTTGATTGAATATCCATTCCATCCTTGAACTGGTCAGGCATCAGGTCGCGCAGGTCTTTATATTCCAATCCCCCAAGCCCTTCATATAACGCAAGAACAAGAAACTGGTCAGAAGGATTAAGGATCTGGTTTCCTTTTATAAATTTCTCCAGTTCATCCCTTGATATATACATGCTTTCCTTAAGACCGAGATTAAGGCAATGGTACATATCGTTTTTATCAATCTCTTCGTAATGGTTCTGATTGTCCTCGACAAGGCTTTCCTTTATACACCATGCAGTATATATCTTAAGCTGAGAATTAAAATTCAGTAACTGTTCCCAGGAACGTGTAAGGCAAGAGGCATACATGTTCAGTATTTCCGTCGAAGTAAAGTTGCTACAGTCCTTGGCAAGTTCCTCCTCAAACGGACGGGAGATGTTGAAAAATACCTTGCATACAGTTCTTATCTTCCTATATGTTTTTTCTCTTTCCTCAAAGTATCTTTCCTTTTGTGCCTGATTGTAAAACCGGACTTCGTCAAGTGACATGTTACCTAACCTCCTTCCTTAATAGTTTATGTGTTCTGGTTATATCCATCTGAATCAGATTTGGACTAGCATAGATATCATCAGATTCCTTTACCTTGAGATAATCTTTGGTGATATCCTTAAGATCTCCGTATCTGTCCTCATAAGCAACCATGTAGATTAACTTCTTTTCCCATGACTTGTTCACGTATTCAGGGTTCCTATCAACGTACCATTCCATAGCAGACATAAGAGACTCTGCCACTCTTTTTATCATAAGTCGTTCTTCTGACTTACGGACTCCCTTTAGATAAACGATGTCGATTATATTTGATAGATAAGAAGCGTTGATTATTCCCTTGTTACGGGATATCTGCCCAGCGAGAATAAATTGATTGTCATTATTCATCCTCTCCACGATTCTGTTTGATATCTTGGAAGTGTCCATAGCATCAGAATCAATCTTACGCATCTTTGTTTTCTGATCTTCCTGCCAGATAAATCGCTTTGCCTTGCTCTCTTCGAATTGAACTATCCTGAGTTCCATCTGATAATCAAAATCTGGATCCTGGGCTGATATCTTTGACATTGCAATGTATCTATGATATCCATCGAGGATATCAAAGTATTTCAGTTCATTTATGATTAGTTCCCCAGTCTTTTCATTGTAGTCAAACATAGCATCTTCAGGAAGATTAAGAGTGATCGTGTTCGGTATGTAAAGGTCTGATTCATAGCTTTCCATTATTGCCCGAACAGCTTCTTTATTCAGTGCAATCTGAAAAAACTCTGTCTCTCCTTTGATAATGTGACGCATTGTGCGCTGCGCATTCTCGTTATAATTAATAAGCTGTGCATCTTTAAGAAGCATCAGTTCCCTTACAGAAACACAGCCGATATATTGCTGATCATTTATCCTGGTCATCTTGTACTTAAGAGGGAAGTTTACTTTCTCAATGTGCCATTTTGCTGCTGAAAGGCTCTTAATTTCCTTTTGGGTATAATACTCTTCAAGAGATAACTTCCCAAGAATAATATCAGCAAGGATAAACAGCATAAAATCATCCGCTTCTGTTATATTCCTACGCTTGGTTAAAAAATCTGTAGAATATCTTACAGGTACTTCATAGCTGTTTTTGATAGACTTTGTCCACGCGTCAAGCACCTTCTTCTCTGTTAGATTAGCAGATATCTTGCTGGATATCTCTTTCTCTAACCCACCTCTATTTTTCTTCATACGAAATCACGCCCCTTATGGTTGAATGATAACACAGAGTATAATTATTTTCAACAGCTTTCTTCTAAAACATAGTAAAATTAACAAAATTATAATAACTTGGACATAATATCAGCTACCTCTTTGCGTTCATTGCCATCCGTCACGATATACCTCTGCGTTGTGGCAATTCCCTTATGCCCAATAGCCTTTCTGACAAATTCAATGTCATGAGTTTGTTCATAAAGGATAGAACACAGCCCAGAGCGCAATTTATGAGGGCTTATAGCTTTTCCCAAAGCCTTTTCTGAACATTCAGTGATCATATTATATACGCTATTCCCGGTCATTCGTTTTCCTTGATATGTCACGAAGAGCGCATTAGGGACTGAATTACGAATATATTTCCGGTTATCAAGCCAATCCTTTGTCGCAGTTTCGACTTCTTCATTCATGACATATACGTGTTCCTTTTCGCCTTTGTCAGATACTGTTAATAAATGATTGTCAAAATCCAAATCATTAATATTCATTTGGCAAAGAGCGTCACGTCTCATTCCAGTATTCATGTAAATGAGTAAGATTGCTTTATTCCTCTTGACTAAAACAGTATTATCTCCAGGAATGTGGCAAAGCATCTTTTTGAAATCGTTAGCAGTTAACAGCGGTTTCTTTTTGCCATCAATGTTTCCTTTGTTTTTTGCGGGCTTAACGAGTTTCATAAAGTTTTTGTCAACTCTACCCACTTCTACTTGATATTCAAAATAATTATTCAACGCAAACCAGACAGAGTTCAGATAAGATCCAGATGTTTTTGTTTTATTTCCATTGTTCTCTTTATATTGTATTATTGCAAAGTATTTTGATAAATCATTTACCGTGATTTCGTCTACTTCTGTGTCAAATAAATTCATAACATTGTAAAAATGCTCTATTTTTTGCAGATAATCACGGCAACTTTTTACCGTGTTTCCTTTTGCTTTCATTACATAGTACCATTCGGATATGCATTCGGGAAGAGAATTCAGTTTATCAACTATTCCAGCTTCAATCTTATCTTCAATCTCTATTCTACCTTGTGCCATAACTATTCCTCCTCATATTCGTTACAAATGAAATCTTCATCTTCAGTACATTTCCATCCGATTTTCGCAACAATAAAACTGCCCTTAAATTCCATCCCTAAGATATCTGCGAAAATCTTAAAGGTTGCAGCTGCTCCTTTGTCGGCATCGGTAACCACAAGTTCATTGTTTGGATGATTATGGAATACTCTAAACGAAACTGCCCCAATTAACGCAAGAAATATGGCGAGTTCTCGGTGGTGTATATCGCAGCTCTTATAATCACCTACAGATATACAGTAAATTCCTAATATGGTTTCCATATCACTATAAGCAACCGCAAAATTATGTTCTGCAATGCTGTCTTTTAATCCCCAATACCTGTTGAGAAGAGCAATTGTTTTCTCTTCGTCATATTGGTCTTTATCATCTTCATCAATATCTTTAATGCTTTTTAGGTATGGCTTAAGATTATCGTCCCTTACTAAATCATATTGAATAATCATAATTACCTCTCCTATACTGGGCAACAGCCAGCTTTATTCATTTCATCCAATACTTCTTTGAGATAGAAATAATCACTTCCCTTGGCAATTCTGTGGTTCAGATAGTAATTATTCCACTCGTATAATGTCTTGGGTTTCAGTATGCCTTTTCTTTTATCATTGAAGTCCGTTATGACCTTGGTGTATATATCCATAGGTATACTCTTTTTTGCCTGGACATCAGAAGCACGGACAAGAAGTCCAGAGCTAATATCCATGTAACATTCAATCTTAATGGGTTTGCCATTGTACCTTCCATCAATTTCTCTTGTGCAGTACAAAGCTGATGTTTTAAAGTCTCTCCACCACTGTCCTTCTGCATACCACCTGTCATCCCATTTATGTTCCTCAAGGTCTATTACATCACTTGGATGAGCATGGATGATTTTTACATCTGGGAACACTGTATGTTCGTTTGTTTCATTCCTAATCCGTTGGAACTCCTTTTCTCTCCATTCTGCTGAAAGGTTTGTATAAGTCGTATCGGAACACCCTTCTTTGCGTATAATATCCCCGGTGCGGTATAGATGGGTTATGGTTACGGGTCTTGTGTTATTAAGACTGCGCATAGTACCATGACGGTCCATGTAAAGGTTATGAGGATTCTTCCCTTGCTCTTTAGCATCCTTCCACCAATTGATATGTTGTTGTTCCTGAACAGCTGCTTTTGTTCCACTGAATATAGTTCCTATAGTATTGGCAATTAGATAAAATATTCCAAACATATATCATCTCACCTCCAGTCCATACTCCTTAATAAGTCTCTGTGCAACAATAGGATTTAACTTGCTTGCGGTAACACTGATATGTCGCTTTCCTTTATACCAGATTCGATGGTCCCCGGTCTGATGATCAAACTTGTACCCATTATCTTTAAGCAGTCGTTGAAACTGCCTTGGAGAATATGCTATACCTGCCATGTGAATTTACGCCCCTTTCTTTGATTATAAACTACCTTTATGAATTGCTTGTTAACTGATTCTAAAATATGTCTGATGATTACTGAGGAAGTAACATACGTCCCAGTTCCATTCCTAAAGCTTCGGAATTATCAAGTGGTGCAAAACCTAGTGCTTGATTGTAAGAAATAACCATAACAGTACCATCTTTTTCTGCTTTCCATTTACCTTTTCCATCTACTATCTTCCGATAGATGTTATAACCTCGTCGGCTTGTTACATATTCATACCCATTATCCATATTCTCACCTTCTTTCTTCTGATGTTATTGTACTGTAAGCTCAATTCCATACTCATCAAGTATGTCTTTACTAATGATCATCTGATTGCCAATAAGAGTCAGTAATTGTCTTTCTTCAGAACCTTTCTTAGGACGTCTCAGCATCATTCCTATAAATCTGTTTCCATTACACCACCCATCAAATGTTAGGGCTGTTGCATCCTTGTTTATCTTTGCTGCTAATGTCATCTTTAACACGCCGTGAGCAAGAAATCCCCCACCTCTATAGGTGGTGGGATGAATTGCGATAAACACGGCGTTTTCTGTTGCTACAAGAACGTTTGTTTGCTATAATATTCTTATGAATAGAGCAATAAAATACAGAGTATATCCTACAACTGAACAATCTGTTATGTGTGTTAAGACCTTTGGTTGTTGCCGTAAGGTCTATAATCTTATGCTTTCTGATAAGATTGACGGCTACAAAGCTACGGGCAAATTCCCTACTGTTACGCCTGCTAAATATAAGAACGATTACCCTTATCTTAGGGAAGTAGACAGTCTCGCACTTGCCAATAAGCAGCTGGACTTACAGGAAGCGTTCCGCAATACATTTAGTAAATCCCGAAAAAAGAAAAACGGATTTCCTAAATTCAAGTCTGCCAAGCATAGCCGTAAGTCTTATACTACAAACAATCAGAAAGGTACTATTGCTATCATAGACAACCAGTACATCAAACTTCCTAAGATTGGTAAGGTAAAAGCTGTTATCCATCGCATCCCTGATGATAGTTGGGTTATTAAGTCTGCCACTGTATCACAGGAATCAGATGGTAAATATTACATCTCTGTACTTTTTGAGTTCGAAGATATCGCAAACACTTATGTGGCAGACAAAAATAACGCTATCGGTTTGGACTATGCTTCTGATGGTTTATACGTAGATAATAACGGTAACATTGGTACAAATCACAAATACTATCGTGAAAGCCATGATAAACTTGCCAAGGCGCAACGTAGGCTGTCACGTATGCAAGGCTCTAAAAAGCATGAAATCAAATCCAATAATTATCTAAAGCAACTCCGTAAGGTAAACAAAATCCATAGACATATCGCTAATCAACGTTTAGATAATCTGCATAAAATATCTACTGAGATAGCCAATCAGTATGATGTTGTTTGCGTGGAATCCTTAAACATGAAGTCTATGTCTAATAAAGGATTTGGTAACGGCAAAGCCACTCTTGATAATGGATACGGTATGTTCCTATCTATGCTTGAATATAAGCTATCTGACAGAAATAAGTATCTTGTCAAAGTAAATAAGTGGTTTCCGTCATCACAGATATGTCATTGTTGCGGAATGATACATCCTGAAATGAAGGATTTAGCTATCCGTAAAATGATATGTGATTGTGGACTTTCCATAAGCCGTGATCAAAATGCTGCTATCAATATCTTAAACGAAGGATTACGATTACTGACTGAAGTAGCTTAAAATCATATATTACAGTAGGGATGGAATTAGCCCGAACTTATACGCCTGTGGACATTGTGTAAGACGTTGAGTTACGTAACATCGTAGCCAACGCAGTAGTGGTTGAAGCAGGAAGCTCCGACTTCTATAAGTCGGAGTAGTTCACCACCTCTCTTACTTATTCTGAATCTCAATTTCACCTTCACGGAATTCATATATCTCACCTTCCGTTGCAAGCTCACACCAGCTGGCTGCATCAGAAGATATTTCATGATCTCCATCTGTAAGTTCCATCATCTTGTTATAGATATTGTCATGACTGTTTGGTTTGAAAAACCAGTCATCGAATGTATCATCATTTCCGTTAACGGCATATCGTTTTACAACTGCATATAACATAGTCAGTCCTCCTCTACTGTTTCAATATCATACCCGCCAGGATAAAACTCATTTCCATATTCCTTTGCCTCATTGTACGTAGTGAAATCAGAGAAGTTACACTCTTCATCTTCTTTCCACGCTGTTAATCTGTACATATGACACCTCCTTTTTGTTTACCATTCATATCTGATAGCTTTTGGTGTTTCCTTTACAGCATTATTGAAGTCAACCTTTAGATTGAGTTCATCGCAGATATTCCTTAATGTAGGAAGATGTTCTGCTCCGAATTCAAGCACAGCTTGATCATTAGCTGATAACCATGCCATTATTTCTCTTGCATAATCTATTCCGATGTCATATCCGATCAGGGTATTAAGCCATGCATAATCATCTGCATCATATAAATCCATTTGGTTGTCATGCATAGCTCGGTAATAAAAGTTGTAAGCATCATCACCAAGACCTGCAATGATACTCCATGCATTTGAATTTTGTAACCATTCAAGTTTTGTCATATCATTCACCCCTCCCTTAACCATCAAGATAATTACCGCACTTTGTTTCCATAGTGAGCTGTGTATAAGGAAGAATCTTATAACCCTTTTCAATAAACTGCCCGAATTCTTCCATGGCTTCCTTTTCTGTCATGTCCTGAACATAATGTTTAAGACCTTCCTGGTGGATATCATACCAGTTATCATCTTTCATCTTCTCTATAAACTCAGCGAGTGGCAGGTCAAAATAACTGTAACTTTCAAAGCGCCATGGGCCATCACCATAATCTTCTGAAAAATAGAAGTAACCTTCTATCTGAATCCATTTGGTTCCGTTGAAATCGTATATCCGGTAGAAATCATCTCCATCATGTATTTCGAGCAGAGAAGGTACATCAGTGTTCATTTTAAATTTTTCAGCAACAGTCATAATTAAGCCTCCTTTCCGTACTTCTGCCAGTACAACTTGTCATATATCTCCCTTACCTCGTCATGGCTCATGCCAAATTCCTCTTCGAGGATGCGCTCATACTCTGCAAAGATGTATGATTTCACTAACCTTCCATCACTGTCACAGGCATTGAAGTAATTTATGACAGCTGCCTTATATCTTCCGATAAATCGTTCTTTCATAAGTCAACCTCCACAACATTGGTAACAATAAACTCGACAATCTGCAGGCTGTTTTCTATTCTACAGTAGTCTTCTTCGAAGTAACTCTGTTCCCTCACTGGTTCAGGGCACCAAGAATTGTATTCTTTTTCCCATAACTCACGAAGGACATCGGTAGTCTGTATCTGGCGTTTAGCCTTGTAGGCATATATTCCACCAGTATAAGATTCAAAATGCTTCTTGTTAGTTATCTTCTTCACTATCACTTTCATCTTTGTCCTCCTTTGACGGGCCATCAAAGTAGCTCCATCCAGTTTCTCTTATGTGTTTCTTATCTTCGGCGTATATTTTGCTCCATATTTCCGCAGCTGTTTCCATATAAACCTCCTCATACCACTATGTGATCTGTATTCCTCATGATTCATCCTCCTCAAAAGATTCAATCCATGCAGTAAGCTCATCACCTAACAGCTTGTCATTGCAAAGCTGCTTAACAATTTTCTTTCTGATTCTTGCCGGGACTTTTACTGTTTCTCCCTTATCATCGCGGCCATCAAATCCATCACATACAGATATCTCTAGCTCTACACATTCTTTTAAACGAGGATTGATAATAGCGTAAGAGTTTGTATATCCATCAGGATAATCATCTGACTGCATGTTAAAGTAATCTCTTATGTCTTGTTCAATCCCTACAATGCCAACGTTAATAGTTCCGTCTTCAGGGTCTGTGCACCACTCATCCTCAGGATCAAGCTCCATTCGTTGTATGAGTTCACTCGTTATCTTCATCCCAGACTCCTTTCTGCAATCGATTTTCAATTGCCTTACCATACCAAGTGCGCCCTTTGCTTTCTTTAAGGATCCATCTGAACACATCCTCAAAATTATCAAACACCATAACAGCTGTTCCGTTTTTCTTACGCTGTTCAACTGTTTCATCATTCATACTGCTATCATAAAGAGCATCGATGAATTTTATCTTTCCATTATCGAACTGCCACCGGTAATCAAAATGCTGATCCATAATACTAAGTGCCATTTCCTTATCATCGGACCACTCTTCCGCACTTTGGATATCACCTTGTTCTAGCATTTGCATTCCGTATTCCCATTTCATGCAATCACCTCGCTTTTCAAGTCAGTAAGTGAAACATCGTATCTGTTTCTAAGCTGATTCTTTATCTGCCTTACAAGGTCAGATGCATTAGGGCAGATGCTCTTGAAGTTCTTGGATTCCATATCAAGATAGATGTTCTCGTTATGATCCGGGCACTCCTTTTCATCTACTTCACCATGTATCTCAGCCCATATTGTTTTGATTGTTTCCGTTTCTGCATTGATGATGATATAAAAGTCATACCAACCACCATCCTGGCATCGTTGGTTATGGTCCTGAAATAGTGGTGCATATCCCTTTGCAACTCTAATACTATCGGTTATACTTTCAAGTCCGGCTGACTCTATTCTGAAAGTAATTTCCGGATAGTTATCATAATACGCATATGTTAATGCGCTTTCTTCTAAGAATATTCTCATTTAGCCCTCCTTCGAAGCCACCGCCCCTGGTAAGGGGCGGGGATTTAAGATTTCGTTCAGCTACGCTTCACTAAGATGAAGCGGGGACGAACACAAAAGCTGGCGCCAGAAGCGCGGTAGTAGTCGCTAAGGCCATAGTGGCTGCAATAGCAGAAATAAGCAGAAGACGCTATATCATCTGTCTTTTCCGTTGGAGTCTGAAGCCAATACCACTTGGTATATTCAGCATCCTTTGACTCTGCAGCAATGCGGTTGTAGATTTTCTTACACCACTTGATCTGTTTGCCTTCCTCTTCAATACCAAACTCATTTACTCCGAACATTTCTTTCTCAGTGAGAAGACCAACCGGAGAAAAGAGAATCTCCTGAAGTTCCTTTGGAAGTGAATGTGTATACTCTTCAGCAAGCCAGTTCAGAAGAAAGAAGTTTCCACTCTTCATAGGCTTAGCATCTTTTAGTGTGTACTTTCGTAAGAAATGATATGCTTTACCATCCTGAATGCAGATGAAAGTTGCCTTACCATCGATATCCTTTGTAACAAACTCATCATTGACCTTAAGCTTGCCACTTTCGATAGCTTCCCTTAACTCCTCAACGCTTTCATACACTCGTTTAATCTTTTCTTTCATTTAATTTTCCTCCTTTTAATCGTGAATCTTACATGTGAATCCTCTATTGACTATCCAATCATACAAACCTTCTGTATGATCAGCAGTACACTCTGCAAGCCATTCCTCAAACAAGCCCTCATCAGAAACTGTCTTATCATCTCCCTTAAAACTTTCAAGTCTTTCTTCCTTAAACCAGGCAAATAGAACTGGTCTCTCAACTTCAAGGTCAAGAAGATTGTCATCACCCTCCCAGCCTTTAATAACATCATCTTTGTAAACTGAGAGACATTCCATATTCGCTTTAACCGGATACTCTGCCATGAGTTTTTCCGTGAAGAAATCTTCTGTCTCACCAAAGAAGTCAGCTGATTCATAATGTGTGTACTCAAACTCATAAGACAGATCCTTTAGCTTATTCCATATGTCAAAGCTGTTATCAGAGTAGCTGGCAGGATCAATCTTTCCGTCTTTCTCAAGCTCAACAAACAACTCCTGCGCTCTCATTGCTGTTTCCATCAGTGTTCTCTGCTTTAATTCTTCGCTCTGCGCTTCGAACCTTCTTCTCGGAGTATCGCGTCCAAAATATATGTCATCCTTCCACCATGCTTCAGCATATTTCTCTTCGCTATTAAGGATTTCATGTAATACTTCTCCCAGCATGTTCACAAGTTCATAAGGATTAAATCCCATGTCATCACGGGTAAGTTTCTCTTCCGGAATAGTCTTACCACGCATCTTGTTGTACCAGGCAAATATTTCAGCAAGTTCAACAGCTGATGCAGCATGTAATGCTTTACCTATCTCATAAGTATTCATTCCTTTACCTCCTCTTGGGTTCTCCTTTCGTTTAGGATATCTCGCCAACCATCCCAGTCAGGAACATAACTACCACCAAACATTACATCAACGACCCATTGGCCATCAGATTCTTGATAAACATTTTCGTTTTCATCCAGAAGATAATCTCCAAGCTCATCATAAAGAATCTCATCTACCTTATTGGCGGTTTCCTCATCATCAATATCAACAATTGCGTTTCCGCTCGTGCTCTTATTCACAGCATAAGCTAATAGCTCATAGCATATTTGCTTTGCTGGATCGTCATTGATATTCTTTTTGTATTCTCTAAGAACGTTCTGCATGTAGTCATTCTGAAATTCTGCTAATTCTCTCTCGAGATTTTCATATCGTTCAGCATCGTCAAGAGCTTCAATCATTCGTTGCTGGAACTCATCAATCTTTTTATCATATTCTTTAAGTGTCATTTTTAATCCTCCACTATACACTCACTAACATTATCATGAGGCTCATCGCACCAGTCGCAGGTTTCCTCCGTATAGTCTCCTACATAAACATGTTCTCCTCGGCTTCTGATTGCCTGAACGCAACATGGACACAAATTCATTCGTTTCATTTTCTCCCCTCCTAATACCACATCCTTACAACATAGCCGTCCTCAGTCTTTTCTATCTGTGTATCTCCATTCCCTTCTGTCCATTCCCTTATTTCTTCTACCGGATCGTCATAACCGTCTTCCTTAAGGTCAATCATTCTTCTGAGGATCCATTCAATAAACTCACTTTCCGTAAAAAAGTGGTTAAAATCCAAGATGGATTCATACAATTCCTGGTCTGAATCCCAGCCATGTCCGTTATGAAAGATATCCATAAACTCCCTATGTCCATTGCAGACACAATTGTGCATGGTATCTAAGTTTTCTCCATTTGCCTGAAGAATATTAAGAAGCGCTATCATCTCATCAGAATTCTTAAAGTTAATTCCGTATTGATTCCAGTGATTTACTACCCATTGTTTTCCAGTGATAGGTTCCATATCATCACCTCTTTTCTATGTTGCTCTTCATGCTCTCAGCAAATTCTTTTGCGTTACTGATAGCATTAGATGCATCATCAAGTTCGCTTACCAAATCATCAAACGCATCCTGAACAGCACCAAGTTTATCTGTCAGCTTGTAAAGCCAGTTCTCTAATGCGTCAGCAAACTCATCATCTATATCCCTTGCAGCATCTATGAAGTCCTCATTAGTCTGCATTGGATTTCCTTTATAGGTAATCATGTTTATTCCTCCTCAAGTATCGCTGTAAGTTCTTCAGCCGTAAGCTCCGGAACAATGTTTACTATGTGATAAACTGCCATCCATATATCTTCGGGCCAGTTGCTGTCAGCAAAATCAATCACATTCTTCACAAGGTCATAAGTGAAATGATTTTCCATTGGCTCAGGCCATTCTTCCTTGATGTAGTCAAGCAACTTTCTCTTCTGCATCTCATCCATGGTCATTCCTCCTCAAACTCATCATAAGTATTGAGAACTATATTGGAGCCATCTCTTGCCCAGCTTGCTATCTGGTCAAATCCCATTTCAATTACGGCGAGATCATCTGATGTTTCAATTGCATCAATATCCTCTAATATGCTCTCTGCCTTGCCTATAATATCCTTGCAAATCTGATGCATACTCTTCTGTCTTCTCTTAACAACATCGTTCATACTCATACCTCTTTCCATTGTCCATAGGTCATTGTTACCGTGCGCTGCATTACCTTTACATCATCAAGGTCGTAGCAGTCATCGTCATTGTTTTCTTTTGCCTTTTCTATGGCTCTTGCCCTTGCAAGTGGTGCGCTGATTTCCGTGGTGAACAGAAAGTCGTAATTTCTGTTCCGCTTGTTCTTAACACAGCCACAGTATTGAGTAACCTTTTTCTTTTCCATTCAACCACCTTCTTCCTCTACCCAATAGCTTGATGTAATAGCAATATCAGTCACCTTTGCATGATGCTTTCGTGCTGCTTTTTTCTTTGCCTTATCCCATGCTTCATCGAAGTTATCTGCCTTTACCTTGACTTCTTCGCGGAACATTGGCTCGTAACAATTGCAAGTAAACTTTGCTGTCACCATACATTCACCTCCTTAATGAGCGTTGAATATTACATGTTCTCCTCGTTTCAGATTCCAGCAGCCTTCATCCATGAATGCGCATCTGGAACAGTTGCCTTGACAATAATACGCACCATACTCAGGTGCTGTTGTCCTTCCGTCCTTATAAAGCAGATGGCTTTCAGGCAATCTATTTGGATTGTCCATTGGAAGATCCATCCAAGCGCTCATTATCGGATGAACATTCTTTGGAAATCTGTGATGAGCCATAAACTTATTGATTCCCTTGTAGTTTTTTGTGAAGAACAATATCATTGTCTTTCTATTCTGTCTGCCAAGCTTTGCAACGTAAGCAAAGTCATTATCTGTGAGGTCGCCTCCCACATTGATTCTCAGCTCGCTTACGAAGTTTGCTTTTATCTGTGTGTCAATTTCTTTCCAATACCTTTCAGGATCAGCCTTATGTATAGCTGAGTTCCTTGCCCTGTCAGCTACTGTCTGCTTATACATCAGGTCTGACTTTAAGTCATAACAGTTATGGCTGCACATTGAGCAATTGCCACAGTCAATCACTGGCATAAGAGATACTGTATAACAGTTCGGTCCGGTCTTTGAATTACCTTTCTGAAGCTTTACATGGAGCTTGTCTGCTTTCTTGTCAGCATCCTTGCATGCCTTAGTGATGACTTTCATTCGTCGTTTGAATCCGTCATCAGTAAAAGGTGCATATCCCATATCATTTTCCTTTCTTGTTGCACGGATAAGAAACGTATGGTAATATACACATACGCTCTTAATTCCTTTGCGTGGTTTTAGGTTGCGTGTAAAGCTATCGTGTATGCGTCACGGTAGCTTTTCTTTATAGCATAAGCTGTCCTATATCAGCGACAGCATCGGCAAGCTGTTCTAATTCATCAGGAAGCTCTACGTGGTCTACAAATGGATAGAAGCCATTGTCTTTGTAGTCACGGAGCTTTGTTCGCACTTCCTAAAGAATCGCTATTGTTTCCATTACGAACAGCTTCTCTTTCTGATTTAGCTGAATGTTTATATTGATTTCATTCTTCATCAATGTTTGCCTCCTCTACGTTGGTGATGATGCCTTCCTCTAAACAGAAAGCCCACCATAAATCCTTTAGCTCTTCCTTATCAGTGGTATCAAATTGTGCCTGGAAGTCTCTTCCGCCGCTTTGAAAGTCTACATTAGTACCTATCATGCAGATACATCCTCCTCATCCTCTTCCGGTTCAAACTCTGCCTTATAGCATCTTTCGCAGTAGTCTTTTCCGTTAATCTGTATCACTTCGTCTTCCTCGTAGAAAGTATCGCCACAGATATCACACTCCCATATCCACACATCCTTGTCTCTACCACAGTGATAACATGTTTCGCAGCCCACACAATAATTTTCCTTGTATACAGCCATAAGCTTTACCTCTTCCTCTTAATCTTGATACCCATATCTTTCGGATAATTGTAGTGAATATACTCATCTACCTCTTCTGTGGTCATAAGCTTTGCGTGCTTATCAATATAGCGTATATTTCTCTCGGTGAACTTCACTTCGTCGGGATAACATTCTCTCCATGGCTTAACAAGACAATCCTCTTCCCAGTTCATATATGCATCTCCGTTGCCAATAAGCGTAGATGAATGGTCAAGGAAAGCATACTTTATTTTGCAAGGATGTCTCCATTTCTTATCTTCCTTTGACCAGTCAACTATAAGATCTATGAGGAGCTGACCATCATTATTATCCTGCCCTGTGAATATCCCTTCAGGTGAATCCCAATAGCCTTCTTTATATTCTTCAAGGATATTCTGGCTTACTGTTACATCCCTTGCATCGAAGTTGGTATCAATGATCATATTTAACTTGTGCATGTACTCATGGTTTAAATCTGCCACAAAGTACTGTACGTAGTTCTTGTACTCTAAAAGCCACTCAATGATTCCTTTTGCTCTTGATACCATTCTCGTTCCATACATCCACTGGTAGTAGTGTGCTATCAGAAAATACTTCCCATCTGGAGTGTTATACCTGAAATAAACCTAACTTCGCTGACCCATAACATCACCTTCCTTTACTCAGCAAATATATACTCTTCTTTCTTCCATGCTTTGAGGTCATCAATCATTGCCTTAACAGCCTTTGATATATGTCCTTTGTTATCAGTATGATGTCCAGATGAGAAAAGAATCATATTTCCTTCAGCAATCAAAGTAATATGAGATGATACATCACTATCACTGAATCTTCTCTCATCAATCCACTCAATGCAGCCTGAGAAAGTACCTGCATACTTCTGATCAAAATTGCCTTTATTATCTACCACTGGAAATCGCACCTTACTTTTACCTACGGTATCATTACGAATAAAGTATTCAAGCTGCCCAAGGTTCTCAAATTCCTTTTCGAAAGTTGGACAATGGTTGTCATTGTAGTATCTGAAACCTTTTACCCTTATCATACATTTGCCTCCTTAACACTGAATCTTCTGTATGAATTTGACTTTGAGAAGATGTTGTACAGATCAGGATGCGCTACCTTGAATGCCTTGGTATCAAACTTAGAGCTGTCAACAAATATCCACTTGATGAGATACTTCTTAGTATCAAGTTCTTCCCTATCACCCATCTCAGCCTGGATCTCGCCCTTAAGCTTATCAATCTGCTTCTCAAGTTCCTTTGCCTCAGCCTCAAGCTCAAGTATCTTCTTCGCTTTCATATCAATAGCTCTCTCTGTCATGCTGCTACCTCCTTAATTCTGATATCAAAATCATCTACAGTTTCTCCGTGCCATGCATTTTCCATTTTCCATAAGTTGATGCGTTCTACAGCTGATTCAATTCCTTCTTCCATAGCTTCCATTTCACTTTCAAACACGCTTTTTACAAATTCCTTTTCCTGATCATCTACTCTGATCTTTACACCAGTCTGCCTTCCCTGATAGGTGGTAGCCTCAACACCTACAATTCCTTTTCGGTCCCTCAACCTATAGAATCGCTCAATTATTCCGGTTACCTGGGTTCTTTCTCTATCCGTCATGAAAATCGCTTCATTCATATCATCACCACCTTCCACTGTGTGTAATTCTCAATCTGCCTTTACCTAAGTTTCTGACGTTTCCGGATATGAAATCCTCGTCACCATATTCAGTGTCATATACATGCCATACCTCTCCATCCTTTATCATGTATCTTTCTTTGGTGAGTGCATCTGCTATGACTTGTGCGGATTTCTTTGGAACTGCCAGCATGGAAGAGCGCTTGTATATATACTCTCTTCCCTTTGGTGCAATAGCAATAAATTTGGCTGTCATATTTGCCTCCTATTCTGGTCTGTAACATTCCATACAAGTATCAGAATTATTGATGCTGTAGTTAATTGGTTTTCCACATATACTGCATCGCATATCTGTGTTCTGTTTCTTTTTAATCAGGACCTTAGCTATTTCTTTATTCTGCCCCATCATCAAAGCACTTATCTTTGACATATTCATTTACCTCACGTGAACTACTCCGACTTAATACTTCGTATTTGAAATCGGAGCTTCCTGCTTCAACCACTACTGCGTTCCTAACAAGTTACCTTGTTGGCTCGTCTTACACAATGTCCACAGGCGTAAATTCGGATAGTTCCTAGCCTATTGTTTACAGTTACGCTGTTTCTAAGATTCTCAATCCCTCTACTTTGATATTGATAGCAGAGTTCCAATCCCTATCTATACCTTTATGACCGCAATGAGGACAATCCCACTTGCGGATTCTTAGGTCTTTGAGATTTTTACTCCTATATCCACACCAATGACAAAGTTGTGAACTCGGAAACCATTTGTTTACCTTTATCAGATAACCACCTCGGTCTTTTAGTTTGTATTCCAAGAAGTTTACAAACATTCCATAGCCGTTATCCAAAGTAGCTTTACCATTTCCGAAACCTTTATTTGCCATAGACCTCATATTTAGATTTTCTACACATACACAAGTGTACTGATTGGCTATCTCAGTTGACTTCTTATGCAGATAATCTTTTCTTTGATTAGCTACGTGTCTATGTATCTTGGCTATCTTCTTTTGTTGTTTACGATAGTTATTACTGCCAATAGTCTTATGTTTCAACATGCGTTGCGACTTTGCCAATTTATCTTGTGATAATCTGTAGTAATGTGGCATATCACAATCATTACCTTCACTATCCACATACAATCCATCTGATTTATAATCCAAACCCAACGTACTCATTGATGTTACAGGAGCATATAATTCTTTAGCTTCATACTCAAATAAGATTGATATGTAATAAGTCCCATCACGTTCTTGTGATACTGTTGCAGATTTTATTACCCAATCCTTATTAGGTTGTCGATGTATCTTAGCTTTAACAACTCCTACTTTTGGAAGTTTAATTCCTTTATCAATAATTGCTACAGTACCGTTTTGATTATTGGTGGTGTAGGCTTTTCTGCTGTGTTTAGCGGATTTATACTTTGGAAAGCCTACCTTTTTATCCCTAAAGAAATTTTTATAAGCTGTCTGCAAATTCATCTGCACATTTGCAAGTGCCAAGGAATCCACTTCTTTAAGGTATGAATATTCTTTCTTGTACTGTGCCGGAGTTGTCTGTAAAGTCTTTTGATGCTCTTGGTAATAGGCAATTTTATCTGCAAGCATAAGGTTATAGATTTTTCTGCAACATCCAAAAGTCTTGGCAAATAATATGCGTTGTTCAGTTGTTGGATACACTCTGTACCTTATCGCTCTATTCATTGACTACCTCACGCAATTCATCCCACCACCTACGCTTCGTTTAGAGGTGGAGGATTTCTTGCTGTTTTCTACTTAAATAGTTTTCCAGCTGCAGCTATAAGCAACATCAGTATTGCTAACGGTGGACATGCCACCAAGAAAAGAACGAAAAAGAACATGCAGAACAAAAACCATATCATTTTACCCATATCATTCATCCTCGCTTTCTTCTTCAGCCAGACCGAAGTATTCCATTTCGTCTGAATCCATTTCAATTTCTTCCTCGCAGTATATTCGCGCTTCTGTCTCATCATCTTCCCTTAGTCCATCAATTGCCTTTGATGCAATCTCTGTCATTCTGTCAAAACCTATTGGCATATTGTAGTAAAGGATTGCCTTCGCAAGGCTTTCAAGGTCATAAAGGTAAGTGCCAGAACTCCATTTGCTATTCTCAGGTCCGTTAGGATCATAAGCTTCGGCAAGCACGTACTCAATGCGGTCTGCTTTCTGAATCACAATTACATTACGTCCGTTCTTAAGTTTTCCTAAATCTGCCAGAATCTTCATATAATCACTCCTTTCCAAAATACTCGCAGAATACATTGTCCATTCCTGAACACCTAAGGAACTTCTCAGTGTTCTCTCTTACAAGTTTGATTAACGCTTCTTCGTCAATCCAATCCATGTGAAGAACGCTTCCCGGATTTGCCTTTCCCATATACGATAATTCGTAAATGTATTCCGTATCACCTTCCTGATGCGGAACAGCGATGGTTCTGTCTATATGGTAATAATCAGAGCTGGTCAGCTTGTGGCACTGTGTCAGCGTATATCTCTTCCCAGTTCCAATTTCTTCTATCTCACGTTCTCCATATTGCCAATTGCCTAATGCTTTGAATCTTCTCATATTGCCCTCCAGCTTATACATCTGAACTATATCTGTAGTTTCCTTGCGGAATTTTCCAAACATCATGAGTACCTCTGAAAAGCTTTCCGTAAGGTGTGTTACGTATCCCCCAATCTCTATAGCGTACATTTGCTCCACCCTCGTTAATTTTTTACAGTGCTAAATCGTTTCTAAACTCATATTTCCAGTTGTCTATTGCCTCAATTATTGCTTCGTTGCTTGCATTGTATACAGTTATCTCAGCAATGGTTACCTTGTTTCTATGTTTATTCTCGCACTTGGTATATCTAACTTCGATATACGCAATTGCATTTTCTCTTGCTATGATGTGGTACTCAAATGATCCGGCTGCAACAGTAGTTTCCTTTGCGCCATATTTTGGATTGTCACGCCACTTAAATGTTTCATCATCTATGAACAGCGGAAGCTCCTTGTAAATTGCATACCGTTCCTGGAAGTTTCCGTTTTCCTTGCCTACCAGGTACTCTTCACCCTTATAGGTCACTCTCTCCATATTCTTGCATCTGTCATCAAAGTACATAACGTCCTTTGATCTGGAATTGCCTTCCTTGTAATTTTTGATAATGTACTCCATTAACATTCCCTTGGAATTGATGAAGCCTATAGGATATGTAGCATCATTAATTTGTGTCAGTGCGTAGCTATCAATATAGCGTATTCGTTTTTTGTTAGCATTGCCGTAAAATTCTGTCATGGTATTTTGCCTCCTTGATTTTTCCAGAAGCCTGAATTATACTGAAAATGGTTCAAGCGGCTGGATTGCTTCTTTGCCTTGTTGCAAAGGGTTAGTAATTAGCTAAGAATCGAAGACGCAAAAAATAAGGCGACTGCTGTGGTAGGTGGATCGTCTTATTTTATTGTTTCATTTACTAACTCGATTCCCTTAACAATCACGTCTGTCTTACTCATACTCAGTTTATCTGAGCAATTCTGAAGCATTGTATCATGCTCTTTATCTAGTCTGACTTCCGTTCTGTACACTTTGGGATTATCAGTAAGTTTGGTTCCTTTCTTTAATCCCATTTAATCCTCCTTTCTTTGTACGGATTATCTTGACGAACTCATCATACATCTTCCGTACAAACTTGTCAACACATATTTATTAAAATCGCTATAACCCGCTTCCAGTCTGCGTTATATCAATTCTTCCAAGTGCTCCTTTAACCATCTCACAGCCTGAATGAATGATTTAAACTCAGGTGGATCAAACCAAAAATCAGTTCCCGCAGGTTCCCACCACGGAGTTGTGTTATACCATGGCTCATGCTTGATGATTTCATTTCTTCCCTTGGTCACACTGAATACTCCCTTACGTGAGTTTGTTACTGTGTAGGAAAGCTTTCCCGTGCAATCTCTGCATATTCCCATATTTACCTCCTATCTGATTGCTATGTAGCACTTTCCATTCTCTTCAATGAATTCCCTATAACAGTCATCCAGATCTCTCTGCATAATATTATGTCGTTCCGTTGCATCAGTGTGCATATCTTTGTCGAACGTCTCAAAAATTATCGTTTCCGGATTGCCCCACTGTGAAAAGAATTCCTCTGCTTTTGTAGGTCTTCCACCATAGAAGGCTCTGCCATTCTTTATACGGCTGCCACCAGGAAAAACAGTTCCATTGTAGTCATGACTTTCCACTGTTGGTTCCACATATTCCTTTGCAAATCCGTTCTCTACTTCCCACTTGGAGTGTTCCCTCATCAGTTCAAGCTGATGTTCGACATAATGTCGTTGGCATTCCTTAAGCTGTTCAGGTGTATAAAACAGACTCCCTTCAGGATGAAACAATGTCCAGTCCCAGCATCGTCTCCCTCGCCAGTCAAATGTTCTGCTGTCAGAAATCTCAGCAATCAACATCAATCTTCCATCAGGAAACTTCAACAGATGTTTATTCCGTAATGAATCATAACCCACTCACACCATCTCCTTTCTCTAGAGAGTGTATTTATATATTAACTATGTATATGTATCTGTATATGTGTTACATTTTGTTACACGCTGTTACTGTGTAACGCTTTTCTGTTACAATGTAACGTGTTTGTAACGGAAAGGTAACGCTCATTTATTCATCAAATCATACAGTTTTGCCTTAAGCTCCACTATTTCAGCATCTTTTGTCTTGAGCTTTTTAAGTGTGTCATCAATCTCTTGTTTAGCCTCATATAACTTGTCACATAATGTCTCTGAATTCTTTTTCGCTGTCTCAAGCTGCTCGCCAAGAAGCTTCTTGGTTTCCTTAAGACCTTCATAATCTGCCTTGTAAGTATCTCTTTCAGCCAGGATATTTTCAACCTTGTTGGAATTCTGCATATAGAACTTAATAGCTGCCACCGTTCCGTAGGCTGCGCCATAAATCCAGTAAAATGTTTCCATCAGTGCTGAATCATTTGAGAGTTCCTTATTCTCTTCCATTGTCGCATGACCAATCAGATCCTGATATGCAACCACTGTATCATCATCCAGCTTGTCAAGCATATGTGTTGCAGCTACTCGTCTGCACAGTTCCTTTATGGTTTTCTCTTTTACTACTGCCATATCATGCACCTATCCTTTCTCTCTTTTTCACGAGCTTTACCGAAGCACCATAATGCTTGGCATGCTCCTTATATTCCTTAAGGTCTGCCTTAGCTTCCTCATAATTGTCATACTCACTCTCGGATTCCCATCCATATCCATAGTTAAGTTCTATGTTCCACACATCTCTTGTTTTCCGTTTATATGCCGTCATATCTGCACTCCTTTCACAAGATTCTGTATTTCTAAAATGCTGTCAGTTTCATAATGGTAAATAAGATCATTATTTACATGAATCTGAAATAGATATCTCTTTCCGTCATCATATTCTCTTTTATCTTCAAACAAATAGTCCTGCCATATGCTGAACTCTATGCATTTTGTATCTGTTTCAAGTCTTTTCATTGCTCTGGGGCACACATCGTTGTGCCATGAATTATCAATCCATCCCTTTGGACAGTAAAAATCTCCATCATAATCCGGAAATTCGTCTCGGCAGCTCATTCTCCACCTCCATAAAAGCATCAAAGGGAGAGCTGTACACTCTCCCTTCAAACTTCCACCCCTCTTCATCTCTGAATGCCATATACATTCTGCCTTGGTTATCAATAAACCGTGCTATATTATCCCCAACAGTAAGTTTTCTCATGCCAATGTTCCCTCGAACTCGTATGCATGATCTGCAAGCTGCTCTTCTTCAGCAACTGTAGTTGCGTTGACTTCCCTTACCATCTTGTTCATGGCATCAAGTGTGGTTCCGTCCATCTTAGGAACTACGAGCACCTCATGCACGGATGAAGGAAGCACGAAGAATCCCTTCGGGAACTTCTGTTTGAAGTAATCAAGCTTCGCAAGGATTGCTGCAGCTCCATTTACCTTGTTGTCTGTAGAGATGACAAACTGGCTGCTTTCCGGCGCACCATACATATTATTCATTTCCTCAGCTGAAAGACCCATCATATGTGCCATTACTTCCATCATGTCCTCTACCTTGGATTCAGCAGCCGTATTCTTGATAGCCTGGTCGATGACTTTCTTTTCTGTTACACCCCACTGCTCAATCAATCCCTTTGTTACCTTTGCTGCTGATGTTCCCTCAGCGTTATTCTCAAGGTTTACATATGGTACGATGATCAGGTCTGAGAAGCCTCTTCTCTTAGCTGAGCGGAATACCTCTGCGCTTGTCTTCTGGTTGTAGAGTCTTGCCCTGAGCTTGTCCTTTATCAGATCGTAGTCCTTCATCATCTCAGCAATGTCACCCATGTGAGCCATGTTTGCCTTGTGCTGAAGATAGATTTCGTTAACCTTCGCAACTGCCTGCTCAATTGTAAGGCCCTCTGAAAGCATCTGCTCAAGATAGATATTCATGCCCACGTTGCCATCTCGCACTGATACACCTACATACTTGATTCCATTTGCCTTTTCGATCTCTACTACCTGAGCGTTCTCAATTCTCTCTGCTACTGCCTCTGAATACTCTCTGATTGTCATCATAATTTTTTTCTCCTTTGCGTGGTTTTTATATACTGTTCCTATAGGGTATCAATACCCTATGTATACCCTATTCAGTTTTCAATGATTCCCTTGAGGATGTTGTATAATGCCTCAAGTTCTTCGCCGGTATATCCTGATGGCTTAGTGGGTGTCTCTGTTCCATTCTCATTCTGCTTCCAAGGTCTGATATCATATTTTGGCTCTTTTCCGTTCCAGGACATGTATCGCACCTTTTTGACATATCCCTTGTGCTCACTCAGTACTCCAAGCTCTTCCAGTACCTCATACTTGATCTCATCTGTCTTGTCATTTCCCTTGTGTAATGCCATTTGTTACTCTCCTTTCACTTACTGCCTTAATAGTTCCATCCTCTCTGTAATATCCGCTCCACACAACGTCCACTATCTCATCATCCACGATGGTATTAGTGGTTCCGTTATCGTACATTGTGCAGATAATCAGGTCGCCTGCTTCCAGATCTTCAGGTTCCGTAAACGTCCATTCCATACCCACCGCATCAATGCAGTATGCCTTGTCATCCTCTATGCGTGTGATTTCCATTGCCCGTGGGTAAGTATTGTTGAGTGTCAGTGCTGCAAGTAATGCAAGTATCATTTCCCTTCCTCCATTTCCCTTATCTCAGTTCCCTTGGGAACATACATAACTGTCCCGAATGTTCGTTTCCATTTGTACACAACATATCCACTACCGCTTTTCTTAATTGTTATCAGTTGCTTTGCCTTCATTCTGCATCTCCTTTCCCTTATGCTATCTCATTGAAAATCGCATAAGCCTTTGATATCCCACTGGCTACGCCATAGATCTGTTTCCCTTTAAGAATCAAACACCTATTCTTTTCTGGTATGAACCGTAGCTCTACATCTTCTCCATCTGCCTTTTTGACTATCATCAAAGCCATAGCTTTTCTCCTTTACTGTTCGTAATATTCTTCAATCGCTGCTTCAATGTCACTACTCCATGCATCTGTCATTCACAGACCTCACTTTCCTTTACATAAAACAAGTTCATGACCGAAGCTATACTCAGCAGCCATGAACCATTATGGTTTGCCTTATTTTCCCTTTTGAAACACTGCACTGTGGAATCGAACCACAAATCCATGGCCTCTTCACCAGACCAAAGCGCAACCATGCTGCAGTGTATTTGTTAGGATTTACTGTCGGGCCTCGTGCCGCTCATACCTCGTACCGCTCACAAACTGAGCTTACAGCAGCACATCGCCGTGCCGCCTACACAGGTCTTATCTCAACCTAGTACTACTCACTGCCCACCTCACTACGTACATCCTTACTGCTACTCTACAGCTGTACAACCGCTTCATCCAAGACTTATTCTTTCGATCAGTCATAAAACTGATGGCCCGAACGTTACAATCATACAACCCAGCACTAATGCATTGAATGCAAAGGTGATTTACTCATTAGGTTATCTGAACCCTTGCTGACCTTTGATACCCTTGCAGTACAATCATACGCACTTACTATGAACAGTCTGACGGTAGCTTGTGTCAATCAGCTACAACCTCAAGTCAAAATTTGACCTGACGCCAAGGAGTCTCCTTCACTCCTGTCGTATTTGTTCCGAGAAAGAATTTAATCAAACGCACTTCATTCGTACATTTCATGTCCTATCTTGAGGCAACCACTTTCTTCTCCTCTATCATCGGACTAACTACACTTTATCAGCGTAATTATTGAGACCTCTACTCTCGGTCGGGCGGCGACCCGCTTGTCAGCCCTCGGTACCCTTCTTCTAAACATGGTCAGCATTTCGTAGTGTGCTACTTATAGCTGACGATCCTTAGAAGGTGCTACGTGTTCTGCTATCTTTTAACGCTTATTTACGTGCCGTGTTATCTCCTCTCTCGGTCTGTCTAAACTACTCCAGGAATTTTTGATGAGTCGGTGTATCTCACCCTACCTGACGCAATCATGACCTTACATCCTCAACACTTCCTGTACGCTTTCAGAACGTATTATCCTCAGCTGAACACTGATACCTCTCTACAGCCTATCATGCCTTTGTTTTTCTGCTTTTGGGTTAGCAGTACCCTTATTGGATTTCTCTCACTACCTGACGTAGTGAGTCGTCTTTTTGGTTCAGACGCAACCTGACGTGACTTCATTACTCGTCACTATAGATCTGAGGTGGATTTGCACCACCCCTACGTGGCATCACGTAGTCAATTTTCAGACCTCTTTAAAGTTAAAAAGAGAAGAGAGCTTACGCTCTCCACTCCTTCCAGATGTTCTCTCTCTCCTCTGCTGTTACTACCGGAGTTGCTGCGAACGTCTTCGCATCCTTCGCACTGTTGAACACTATGCTCTTGCTGTCCTTGTCGTACTTCCCGCCCATCAGTTCATAGCGTCTCTTCAGCACTTCCCATGTGTCCTTGCCCACATAGCTCTGCAATACTACTGTCTTACCGTCTGCTTTCATCTCCACTGTCACGTCCTTCGCCTTGCCATTGAAGCTCTTCTTGCCCTTTGGTACTGCTGTTACAGTGGTCTTCTGCTGCTTGCCATTACGCATATCGATCATCCCCTTGATGATGTCATTGAGTCGAATTGTCTCATCGTCTGTGAGCTTATACTCAAGACCGCCTATTGATACGATATTGTCTGCTACGAGTTTGCTGTTCTCTACTAAGTTAATCATATTCACTCCTTTGACAGTTTAGGATTACTGACAACCAAGATGTTTTTTGATGTTCGCTCCGTCGAGCTTGACCCCACTATGTCGCCTCATCCGGAGTTTGTCAAAATGGGCATTTTTACCACCACTGAGGACAGACCTGGTTGCTTATAGGGGTGGTTTTTCGCAGATCTGGAGCAGATTTTTTATGCGAGGGCTACAGCTGGCTTTTCTCAGCACTCGCGAAAAAGTAAACAAAGCAGTATGTCGTGCGGGATAGTCGGAATAACGTAGACGTAGATAATAATGAGAAATACTAAATTTTATAGAATTAAAAGGTATAAAAATCAAAGGGAAATGTAAAAGAGCGCGTTGATTGAAGGCGGGAGCCGAAATCAACTAGGCCGGTCCGGCTATGAGGACGAGGGGGTGCGAGGGGACGCGGAGTCCCCTGGTAGTAGATGGGATAAAAAATATGTCTATTCAAATTCTATATAAAGGAATTAATAATACTTACAATGTATATAGAATTTAAAGAGACATATTTTAGTCATTGGTAAAAACTACCAATGGAACAAAAGGCTTGGTTATGGGAAAGTAAACAAAAATTTGTACATCAAATTATATATATATAGCAGGTGCGAAATATTTAGTAAATATGTATATAGATTTTGAATAGACATATTTTATTATACAGAGTAAAATTAAAATCACCCAACGAGGAGGGGATGATGACTAAATGGTAGAAGCGGGGCAAATATTCAAAAACTATTTAGAACTATGTAGATATCTTGGCGAAGAAGAAAAACATGGAGCAAGCCGTAAAGCTCAATTTAGAAAATGGGGATGTCTTTTTTCGTGGCATAATCAAGGACATAAGATAATAATAGATGAGGTATATAAAGATGGTGAAATAAAAGAGTTTAGGGGCTGTAATAATAAAACGCAACACGTAGATGTAATGCTACCGTATGTAAGGAGTAAACTGCTGTGCGTAGATCCGGATGAATACTTGGGAACACAGAGGCTTATAGGTACTACTCTCCGTCTGATACCAATGAATGCATATAAGCAGATAAATGGTAGAGGAATGAAAGGTGAGGAGTTTTATAAAAAGCATGGTTTAGAAGAGGTTGGATCGTTTGAAGAATATGTGTCAGTGGCGGGAATAGTTATAAAGGACACGGTAGTAAGATGCCTGAAGAGGATGCAAAAAAATAAAGAGGTACAGTTCCTGGAGTCAGAAATATTCATAGCAAAGGATGGACGAAGAAGGTATCTGTGTCTGGATGGATATGATGAGCTGGTACGGAAGGTAGAATATGATGTGGGCAATGCAATGGCGGCAGAGCTGCATTTAAAGACGAGAGGCAGACAGCTAGTACACTTCATCAAAGGGAAAAAGGAATTGATGCTGGAATACCAGACGAGGTGTATGAAAGAGCTGCTGAAGGACCCGGGGTTAGTTAAGGAACTGAAGAAAGAATACTTGCTGGTAGGGCCAGGTAGGGAACTTAAGCTGGAAAATGTATGTGAGTACTATAAGGTGGTACACATAATAGACTACAACGAGGAACGGATAGGGAAAGCGAGGGGGCCGGATTATGACGAGGCGAAACAGCTGAAGCTGATCTATGAAGACATAAAGCCAAGGGTGGCAGCAAGGGTGGCATCATCGAAAAAGGATGTAGCAAAGATTGAAAAAATGTTATTTGGTTAACTGCATTGAGTTTAATTAACTATATGTTGTATAATAGATACATGTTGACGGGGCGAAGATTCAAAATATAGGTAAATGAATATGACAAATGAAAGATATGCAAAGATGATCAAGTATAAGTCTGCTTTGGATAACTGCTGGAAGAAAAAGGACAGACTGAATATCTATGATGATGACTATGAGCGTACGCTTGGAGAGGCAAAGGTAGCAGGCTTTAAAGTGTACAGAAATAGTAATGGAGAGCATAAGCTGATAGACAATGTTAAAAGTGAAGGCGAAGCAAAGATACGGGATATGTTTGCGAACGCGATGAGATCAAGGTAGTGCTTCTGCTCCAGGGGGATATGAAATAACTGGTGAGGGGGTGTTAACACATGTCACAATGGGGTGTCAAAATTGCGAATATAGAAGCAGCAAGTATTTATGAGTATAATCAGGGGTTCAGACATAGGATGGACACGACAAAGGCAATGCTGGTAAATAGTCTGTTTCTTGATTTTCTTCTTGATAATGACCTGATTCAGGTAACAAAGGGAGATTATACAAGAAGCATTGTCTGTATACAGTTTACCTATGGAACGAAAAGTTATGAATCCATGAGGAAGAATCTGACAGAACGAAAAAACAAAAATGCAGATGTAGAAATTCTTTTGGAAAATCTCGAAAAGAATAAAGAGAACTGTGTGAAGATATCCAAAGAAGAGCTTCGTGAGAAGTTTTATGTCGAAGGATTCGAAATAACGTATAAGCACTATAACAAGAACAAGGTAGAAATAAAGGACCTTCAGACAAGGATAAGGTATAAGATGTTGTACCGCACTCCGGGTAAAGCAAAGAAGGGAACCTGCATGTTTGTGGATGAACGCATATATGACAAGGTTCACGAATTTTTGTATATGGGTATTAACCCGCCTGAAGAAAAGGCTCCCATTGTAGAACTGGGTGCGTACTCCTCTCTCATCACCAGTTCAATAGTTGGGAGAATCCAGATAAGACCGGACCAGATATTGTGTCTAAAGGATGTTGATTCAGTTTTTAAAACAAAAGTGTTGTCAGTTGAGACAAACGAGTTTAAGCACTGCGTCTTAAAAGAAAAAGAAAATTACGAAGTAGTAAATACTTTATTTGATGGCCAGGGGCTTATTGATGAAAGCATCTTCCCTGAATGGGGTGACGGGTATGTTCTGTTGCGGCATCATATGACGAAGTTCGCGGCATTCAAGTCAAGGATCCAGCTGTTCATGAAAGACTATTTTGGAGATAGTTATGAAACAGCTGTAGTTAAGGATATGTGGGGGCGTGATGTAAGGGTAAAGGATATCAGAATCATTACGACCAATAATGCATTCAAATGGATAAAATTCGGAATATCGTTTGACTACTGGGCGAGCTGGGTAAGAAGGAACGGATGCCAGTTCGGGATAGTAAAAACATCCCATGAGTCTAAGCTGGGTGATGTACAGAGAATGAGTTATCAAATGATGAACTCGCTTGATATAGAATCCATGCCGAGTGTCTGCAGTAAAACTGTAGAATATATCAATAAACTAAAAACTGATAATAATCTTTTTTTAGATTTTCTAGAAAAAAATAAAAATTTTTCAAATGATTTTGAAGTTTTAATTGCACTTTGTAAACATAATCAGGATTTCGTTAATAGTACTTATTTTAGAGAGAGACGTCAGGCTATAGTAAGCGCATATGTTCTCAATTTTAAGAATGGACGTAGTATTCAGGACGCAGACAACCTGACCATAGTCGGCTCACCATATGCAATGCTACTTCATGCAGTAGGTGATGACCCTTTCAGCGACCCTACTCTCCGTCCGGAGGTTGGTACTATACAATGCTATACGGAAAGGTTTGAAGATGGTGAATACCTGGCATCATTCAGATCGCCTCAGAATGCAAGGAACAATATCGGGTATCTGCATAATAAGTATCACCCATTGTTGAAAAAGTACTTTGACCTTGGAAGGCTGTGTATAGCAGTAAATATGATTGAGACTGATTTCCAGGCGAGACACAATGGCAGCGATATGGACAGTGACTCAATTTACACAACTAACCAGCGGGACATTGTAGAACATGCGGAGTATTGCTATGAACGTTATCCCACAATTGTTAACAATATTCCGAAAGACTCAAATGTATACAGATACGATATGCGGGATTTTGCAAAGGTTGACAATGGGCTTGCAGCATCTCAGCTTGCCATAGGTGAATCATCAAACCTGGCGCAGATCTGTCTGACGTATACATATAATTTTGAGGATAAAAAGTATTCTGACTATGTATGTATTCTTGCAACAATCGCTCAGGTGGCCGTGGATAGTTCGAAGAGAAAATTTGATATCAATATTACAGATGAAATACGGCGTATCCGTAAAGATATGAATCTGGAAGAGAATGGGCTTCCGTATTTCTGGCTGGTCACAAAGAGAGATAAAAGAAAGGTTCGCACAGAGATTGAACGAAAGGCGAGGGATAAAGCTAATAAAGAAAGAATACGTAGAAATATAGCACCCTCACTTGATTGTCCTATGAATTATCTGTATCGGTTACGGTTTGATAGAACTAATTATGATGTTCCGGCAATAGGGATGGATAAGTTTTGGGTAAAGCATGATATATGCAATGGCAGAAGAAACTCAAAGAAAGTCGAAGAACTGATCCAGGAATATTCACTTAAGATGTATAACTATAATGCATCGGAGGAGCGTGATGATTCCGATTATCTTCTGCTAAAAGATGACTTCGAGAAAATGATAACCGACATCAGGAAGATATACATATCGAAAAACTATTTGGGAATGATGTCGTGGCTTATCAACAGAGCATTCGGTATTGGTGAGGGAGTAAAAAGGAATAAGGAACAAATGGATTCCAGGCTATATAAAAACCGGTCTATATTGCTGAAAACACTTTATACAGTATCTCCTGAAGTATTTCTGCAATGCTTCCAAAAAAGTGTACACTTGGAAGAAAAACAGTCGCTATAAACCGCATGACTACTGAGTTTAATTATTATCGTCATAAAAATCTAATGAAGAGGGAGAACTCTTCTATGACAAAAAGGAGAAAATATGAAGAAGATAAAAGTTGAGGTGGAACATTCTTTAACTTACACACCATTTGAGAATATTGGTGAGCTTCTGAAGAAAGCGAAGAAGGAGGAAAAGGACAATGGAAATAGCCGTACCGATTCCAGTAAACAGTGACTCTCCTCTTCCATCGCCAGAAGAAGTTCTTTACTGGGAGTTAAAGGAAAAGAGAGCATATTGGATTGATTATGAGATTGACGAGGGTTACGAACTTCTGACTTTGGCTAAAGAATTGACAAGGCTGAATTTGGAAGAAGCTGGAATAACTGACCCTGAACCAATCATTCTGTTTATCCATTCTTATGGTGGTGACCTTGATCAGAGTCAGTTCTTCTGTGATCTGGTTGAGTCAAGCCATATACCGGTTATAACGGTAGCAACCGGAGTTGCAATGAGCGCAGGCTTATTGATATTCCTTAGCGGAAAGAAAAGATATGCTTTTAAACATTCTCAGCTTTTGATACATCAGGGAAGTGCAGCGTTTAGCGGAACGGCCGAAGAAATAAAGGCTGCTCAGAATGAGTATGAGCGAAAGCTAAACAAAATGGAGAGCTATATCCTCTCTCATACTTCTATCGACAAGAAATTGTTTGATAAGAAGAAGTTAAAAGACTGGTATGTTTCAGGAGAAGAACTACTCTCTCTTGGAATTGCAGATAGGATAATTGAAAAATTTAGTGATATAAGACTTTGAGTTTCTTGTCATTTTGCCATCCTGGCGATGTCTATACGGCCGCTAGGGTGGCAATCCTCCTGGTCTTGTATCCGGGATGAAAGGGATAGTGAACGCTATCCCTTTTGTAATGACTAAAAGGGGTGAAGTAATGCCAAGACCAAAAGGAAACAAGAATACTCTCCCTCCTATAAAACAAGTGAGGGAAGAAAATGAAAAGCTACGTGCTGCAATGGAAAATGGTTGCAGATGTGCAAGGTGTGGACAGATTAAGGACAGAGATAAGTGGTTTTACTGGGATAGTGATCCAGTACTTGGAGGCGATTCGTTCTCTCGTATATGTAAAGACTGTGCAAGAGCAATAGCTTTGGAGCGTGATGAAGAAGGTCACGAGATGGAGAATCCCACAAAGGAATCTGCTCAAAAGGCACTTATGTATTTGAACCGACCTTTTCTTGACGCAGTATGGAATGCATCGGTTCAGGAATCCCAGAATATGATGTCCGGTAAGAACAAGTGGAATATCTGGTCAGCGTATTGTAAAAATATGCAGATGCAACAGTATGGTGGACTTACGTATATGGATTCTGACCATCTGAAGAAATCTACTAGGGTGGAAAAGTCTGGAAAAAGAACAAGTGTGAGTAAGATGCTCGAAGATCACGAGGGAATGGACACTTACGATTCATTTGCCAAGAACAAAGCTGATGTCGTAAGACTGTTAGACTATGATCCATTTGAGGCAGAGCTTGTTTCTGACCAGCCATTTTTGTATGCACAGCTTCTCATGCTTATGGATTCAAACCAGGACCAGGAAATGGACATGATAAGAACGTCTTCTGCTATTTCAATAGTAAGAGGATTTCTTCAGGAAAATAAGCTGAATGATGCTATATCAAAGCTCATGGGAGATATTGAACATGTCCAAAGGAATTCTGCTACTATTAAGTCTCTTCAGGATGCTAAACAGAAGGTTGTTGCGCAGATAACAACACTTGCTGCAGAAAGCTGTCTTTCACTTAAGAACAGTAAGCATTCAGTACGAGGAGAAAATACCTGGACTGGAAGAATTAAGAAGATAAAAGACCTTAATCTTCGTGGAAGCGAAGTTAATGGTTTTGATATTGCTACATGTAGAGGAATGCAACAAGTGCAGGAAATATCTGACGCTTCTATAATGAAGCAACTTGCGCTTGATGATTCGGACTGGTCTGACATGGTAGCAGAAATGAGAGAAACAATTGTCGCTCTCAGAAAAGAGAAAGACCAGTACAAGGAAATAAACCGCATATTGCTAAAAGAGAATCTTGGATTGAAGGATACGCTGGAAGAAAAAGGTGTTGACGTAAAAGGAAACACACAAGATTTGAAAGAACTCTACTCTGTGTTTGCAGATGATGGAGAACCTGAAGGAGAAACAGATGAGTCTGATCCTTCCGAGTGATATGGACTTGCCATATGACAAAGATTTTTATCAAGACTATGGCATTTACGTTAAACCGATAAACTATCCTTTATCCGAAAGAAAAATAGAATCTCTTATGGCAATAGCAAAAATGCAGAAGTATTTCCAATGTAATCCGGTAAGATGGATTGATACTATGTATAACATAGAGCTTATTGATTCTCAGGCGTTGGTGGTGCAAAAGTCTTGGATTGTTCAACACTTTCTTGCCTGCTGCACGAGAGGCTGGGGAAAGAGCACAGTTATTGGTTTGGAACTGATGGCGAAGGATTCCCTATTTACTAACATCTGGTCATACATTGCATCAGGAAGCGGAGATCAGGCACAGCAAACATTTACCACATTGGAAAAACTGGCCAATGATAACATTGATACTTTTGAAGGTTCTACCGGGAAAATCTTTAAAGACGAGGTTGTAATCAAAGCAGCTTCTGGAGATGGATTTTCTCATAATCCTTCAGGATTTGAGTATCAGTTATATAACGGTTCTTCATGCAAAACGCTCAATAGTAATGTTGATAATAAGCGTGGTGGGCGTGGCTCTGTCATTTTTGATGAGTCTGGATTTTTATCTGCAGAAATGATGAAAGTATACAGTGCGTTTGCGATTGTTGAAAAAGGTTTTAAGACGGGAAAAATAGATGGACATTCTATTGATCCTATTCGTCAGAGGACGTTTGCAACAAATATACCTAACCAGCTGTTTTACATATCTTCTGCATCATCTACAGACACTCCGTTTTATCAGCTCTATAGAGAATACTCTAAGAGAATGATAATGGGAGATCCAGATTATTATGTTGTTCACATAGACTGTGAACTGGCATTCAAACCAACACTAAGGGGTGAACTCATTGCTCCTCTTCTATCCCGGTCTACAGTCAAATCAGAAATGAGAACCAATCCTGAAAAAGCGCGTAGAGAATATTACTGCCAGTTTACAACTGATGCTGGTAACGATGCTATCGTGAAGCGTGGTGTAATTACCAGAAATGAAGAAACGAGGGTCCCTGTTCTTAGCGGTGATGGAAAGCACAAGTATGCGATATTTTATGATCCGGCAAGACAAAGGGATAACTCATTTATTCTCGTTATGCAAATAGATGAAGAGAAACAAAGTGATGGTTCCAAGGAAATAATAGGGCGACTTGTGAATGGAATAAATCTTCTTGATGTTGGTAAGAAGATTAAAAGTCCAATGCAGACACCTGACCAGGTAAGCTACCTTAAACAGCTTATTCTCGATTATAATGCTGGCGCTGATAACTACGAAAATATAATTGGTGTATGGATAGATGCTGGTTCAGGAGGTGGCGGTGTTGCAATTGCTGATTATCTGATGCCAGATTGGGTTGATGAGAAAGGCGAAAGCCACAGAGGACTTATTGATAAGGAATACTCTGAAGATTATGTTGGGCGTTTTCCTAATGCAGTTAATAAACTTCACTTGATGGCTCCATCGAAGTATAAGTCTGCCATGTATGAAGCAATGATTGAAATGATGAATCAGGATAAGATGAAGTTTACTGCTTCCTATGATCATAAAGGCTATATCACAATCTTTGACATCGATGAAGAACTCCTTAAAAAGGAGAAAAAGCATATCAGTGAAAGACTCCGGACAGAACAACACTTAGAGGGTGATGAACTTGCAGAAGCCTTGAAAGAGGAATTATCGAAAGCAAATACCATCCAAACCAAAATGGTTAAGGTCAGTTGGTATGAGGAACTTGCACTTAGCAACATCGATGCCTTAAAAGAGGAACTAGTGAACATGGCCAGAAAGAAACATGATAATGGGCGCGATTCATTTGATCTGATTCCAGAAAAAGCTCATTCGTTGAATGATGATAGAGCATATTGTGCTGCAATGGCAGGTTGGTGTCTTCATGAACTACGCCGTAAGGAAATAATAGGCAAACCAAAACAATCAAAAGATGAACTGCTGAAAAAGCTCACATCGAGTATGCGGGCCAGTACATTACTAAAAAGATAAAGAAAGGGGTGCTGTGTATGGCACGAGGAAGACCGAGTACAGACAGTACTCCAGTAAGAGACAAAACGATAGCTGAAATGAGAGCCGAGTTTAATGCTGAAGAGACACGCAGAAAAGAAAACTATGATAAAGCTATGAATGCTTTGAAAAAGATGCGTGATCCTAGTAAAGCAGCTCTCTCATCTCTCAACAGCTATGACAGAGAGAAAATCCGTGAGTATCTGAAAAAACCATATAATAGTGAGGCAAAGCTTCGAGAAGCGGCTGAGTATCTGTATTACAGAAATCAGATACTATATCGATTATGTCATTGGTATGCTTCTATGTGGTCATTAGACTGCCGACAAGTAATACCAGATTATTCATTTACTCAGGAAAATGATCCTCAAAAGATGTTGGCACAATATGAAGAGACGTTGGACAAACTGGATATCTATAACATTCAGGGAAACTGGCATGATGTGGCGCTCAGGTGTTATCTGGAAGATGTATGTTTTACCATTTTCTTCCGAGATGAAACCGGAGCGTTTTTCTATATCCTAAATCCGGATGAATGCAAAATAGATGGAAGATATATGACCGGGGAATTCACGTACAGCGTGGATATGTCGAAGTGGAAGTCCGCACAGAAAAGGCAACTGGCTGAATGGCTTGGGGAACCGCTGACTTCAATGTTAAAAGAATACGATGACAAAAAGGAAAAGTGGGTTCATATGCCAGAAAAATATGGGGCGGCCTTTAAGTTTAATTCAGACAGACCAGACCTGGTTATTCCACCCACAGCTGCTATTCTGCAACAAGTAGCTGGATTGAACGATATAGCAGATTTGCAGGCACTTAAGGATGAGGCATCAGTTTATAAACTATTACTTGTCCCTATGAAGACTCTTTCAAGTGCAAAGAATTCTGATGAATGGCAAATCTCCGTGGATCTTTTGCTCGAGTATTATGACAAGTTGAAAGATATCCTCCCTGATTATGTTGCTGCTGCTCCAATTCCGGGTGAGCTGACAAATGATAATGTTATCGATTTCTCGACAACATCAGCAGATAAGGATATTGATAGGTTGTCACAGTCTCAGGATACTCTTCTTGCAACATCTGGGGGCGGCTCAGTGCTGAATGCTAACTATATCTCAAGTACAGCGGCATTTAAAGCATGGTTGCAAGCCGAGTCTGAGTTTGCTATTTCTTCTCTTCTGCCACAGATACAAGGCTTTACTAATCGCATGCTTTCTATTGATATGAAAGAACCTCATTGTAGTGTTAAGTACTTTGAGGTTACTGTTTATACAAAAGAAGACTTGAAACAGAGTCTTCTTACTTCATGTCAGTACAGCTTTAGCAATCGTATGGCTTATAACACATTCAATGGAATATCAGAGCGTACGACTATGGCAATGGAATTCTTTGAAACTCAGGTATTACACCTTCCTGAAATAATGAATCATCCCCTTCAGTCCAGTTATACAACGTCAAATACTGGCGAGGAAGAAACTGGCAGACCAACTGTTCCAGACGATGAGTTATCACCATCTGGCGAAAGGTCAAGGAACATGGGGAAGAAAGGAGGGCTGAATAAATGACACCGTTGCAAGCTATTGTCACAATTGTGGTTGCTCTGATTGGAATAGCCAGTGGTACTACTACTGCTCTATTGGCGCATAAACAGTTCAAGATTAAGCGTCAGGATGAAAAGGAAGCAAATAGTGTTAAGAAACAGATAGATGATGCTATAGCAGAGGCGAAAAAAGAGATGCAAGAAAAGCTTAATGCTGTATCAGTTGCAAGAAGCCTTGAGGGAAAAGATCGTTTTGACACCCATGCTGCAGCGATAAAAGAAATAAACGAACAGATAAAGGCAAACAACGAGCAGATAGGTGAGCTTGCTGTAATGACTAAAGCACAGATGTCAAAGATGGACGCTTTTGCTGAGTCACTAACGGCTCTTAACAAAATGGCTAGAATGTCTGCAGAAAGCCAGCGAAACAACACTTACGACAGAATCTTAGTAGTGGCAAATAAAGCGCTCAAGAACCGACAGATAACTATTACTGAGAAAACCAACTTAAAGCAGTTGTATGACACATGGACAGGCTTCCATGGAAAAGATGAAAAGCTTGATCCTAAAATTGTAACTATTTACGAGGAGTGCATGAAATTAACTCCGGTACCAGATGAAAAATAAGAAGAGTAAATCTACTCTTCTATTTTTATGTCCAAAATGCCAAGGATAGTGATTGCAACACGAAAAGCAACACTCGCTAGTTGTTTCCTTGGCATTGATTTTAGCGATGTTTACAAAGCGAGGTAAACAAAATGCAAAAAAGGGAACGTCTTTATGAAGTTTGGGCAGGCATGAAAGGAAGATGTAATAATCCAAATCATTCTGAATATCATCGGTATGGAGCAAAAGGAATAAGAGTCTGTGATGAGTGGAGTTCATATTCAAATTTTAGGGCATGGGCCTATGAAAACGGATATGACGAGAATGCCCCAAGAAATAAATGCACTATAGATAGGATTGATAGTACGAAAAATTATGAACCATCAAATTGCAGATGGGTTGATTTTTTGGTCCAGTCTAATAACACGAATCGCAACAAACTTATTGAATATAATGGCGTAATACATACGATGGCAGAATGGAGTCGGATTGTTGGAATTAGCTACCATGCATTGCGCTCCAGGCTTCGTAGAGGAAAAAGTATAGAAGATGCCTTATATAATGGGCACTTTAGTACTAACGGAAAGAAAATTTAAGAAAGGAGCATGGCTTATGTTCTGGATTGATCCCAACCAAGAGTACGCAGCGGGTACTCCAGTTCAAAGAGATTTTTGGTGTGACACGCCTGAAGACATCGCTAATCTGCCCACAAGTTCCTCTCCGGGTGTACAGCAAGGTGAAGATACGGTATCATGCCAAATCTGTGCAAAAGGCTCTACATGCTTCTGTATCTCTCCAGTAGGGCTGTATATCCTGAACAGCGAGGATGAATGGAAAGAGGCTAAGAAGGGAGGCACGTAATGGATAAAAAAACACTTGCTCTCCTATTGGCTTCCATCAATAGCACAGAAAGTTATTCAAAAGAAGAGATCGATGAAATGATCTCACAGCTCAAGCAGTTTGAGGCTAAGAAGGTTGCGAAATTACCTGCAACTGGACAGATACCAAACTGCATTTATTTTGTTCCAAAGGGAACGACTGGTGTGGACGGATGCAACGAGTTTATGTGGATTGATAACAAGTGGGAATACTTGGGATCAACAGATGTTGACTTGTCTGATTATTGGACAATTGATGAAACAAAAGCATATATCGAAGCCAATAAGTATGTGCTTCCGGCTGCAACAGAAGACACACTGGGAGGAATAAAACTGAACAGCAATGGTTCAGTTACTTTGGACGAGAACGGCAATATCGTTATTGCTAGCATAAGCAATGAAGATATAGAAGACCTTTTTTCAGCTTGATTTAAAAAATTGAAAGGAGAAATGAAATTATGGCTGATGTTACAAAGAAATATTTGGACCTCGAACAATTAGCCAATTATGATACCGCGATTAAGGGGTATGTTGATGCTGCGGTTGGTACTGAGGAATCAAGAGCTACTGGTGTTGAAGGTGGACTCCAGAGTGCGATTGATACCCTTAATGGTAACGACACTACAGCCGGTTCTGTTGCAAAGGCTGTCAAGGATCTTGATGACACACTTGCTGCTGTTGCTAAGAGTGGTGACGCAGATGACGTCGCATATGACAATACTACCTCAGAACTTACAGCAACTGACGTTCAGGCAGCAATCGATGAAATTGCTGCTGCTTCTGCAGGCGGTGTTGCTTCTAAGTCAATCTGGGTACACGATGATTCTTCAGGACAGTCTGCATATGCAAAGGTTTACAACATCTATCAGGGTGAGAATGACTATGTTGCCGAGCGTACAGATGGAAAGACAAATCCTACCCTTAAAGGAACAATCAATATTCCTAAGGATAAGGTTCTTCAGGATTCTTCTGTTGTTGATATCACATTCAGCGAGAACAAACTGTGGGATGGTGCTACAGATGTAACAGCTCTTATCAAGGGTTCTGAGACACCTACAGCAGCAGATGCTGGTAAATATCTCAAGATGGAGATGCAGAACGTTACAGATCCTCTGTATGTAAATCTCCAGACATTCGTTGATGTATACACAGCTGCATCAGGCGCAACTGAGATCCAGATTGATATCACAAATCACGTAGTAAGTGCATCTGTAGTAGCAATTGATGGTTCCAAGATCATTTACAAGGCAGAAACTTCTGCAGGCGCAGGCGATGGCGAGAACGTTAAGCAGGCTCTTACAAGACTTGACGGTTCTGATTCAACAACTGGCTCTGTAAGAAAGATCGTAAAAGATGCGATTGAGGGACTTGATACATCTTCTGATGTAGCTCTTTACAGCCATGATTCATCAACTGGTGCCGTTACATTCACTGGCAGCCTTGCAGAGTCTGACGGTATTGTTGCAGCAGGCTCAGGCGATAATGTAATATTCACACCAATTACATCTTCTGAAATCGCAGCTCTCTTCGCATAATTTTTTTGTGAAAGGAGATTGTCATGTCAAATATAATCAAAAAGTATTTGGATCTTGACAAACTGTCAGAGTTTAAGACGGCTGTGTCAAATCTGATTGACAGTAAAATCTCCGCAATAGAAACTTTTACCGGGGCATCGTCTCAAGAAGATGGTGCCTCCGGTTTAGTGCCAGCTCCTGAACAGGGAGGCCAAGAAAAATTCTTGCGTGGAGATGGTTCATGGGCTATTGTGTCGGGAGCAGTTACTGGTGTAAAGGGTTCCTCTGAATCATCCTACAGAAGTGGAAATGTAAATATTACAAAAGACAATGTAGGAATCTTCGAAGGAACAACATTGGAATGGACTTCAAAGACAACAGCTCAGAAAGCTTTATATCAGATCGTAATCCTAAGTGATGACGATGATTGATTGAGGACTAAAAGGTATGGAAAATTTCATAAAGACAAGTGATGCAGAACTTGCTAAGCAGTTGAGACTCTATGGCTATACAGAGTTGAAACAGCAAGGCAAGTTTTTTGTATTCATAAATGATGGTGCTGCGCACTTTACGTCCGAGCAGAAAAAGAAAGTGATGTACACCAATAAGATGGAGGTTTGATGTGAAAAAGAAAATCTTAACACTTGAAGACCTCGTCAAGTTTTGCAGAGAACAGAAAATGTTCTCATTCAGTTCCAAAGAAAATGGAGAGCCTATATGTGTTGCAATACCCGCAACTTTCGAAAAGAAGGAAGATGAAAACTCTTCTCTTCTGTTTGCTACAATTAAGGCTTTTCATACCGGGCGTAATAGAAATGATTCAGCTGTGACTGAAGACGCTATGGAAAAATCCAGATCTACATTCGCCTATAAGCCTATCCTTGCCGCATTCACTACGGACAAAAATGGTGATGAGGATTTCATGGCTCATGAAATGGATATGGATGATGATGGAAACATTATCTACATAGAAAAGCAAGTTGGTTGTTTTACAACTGACGAACCATGGATTGAGACAGATGAGGAAGACAAGGAGAAACAATGGATTTTTGCCAATTGCGCAATTCCAAGGGAATACACTCATGCAGCTGATATCATCGAACGCAAAGGCGGTACAAAGGTTTCTGTGGAACTGATAGTCAATGAGTTTTCATATGATGAAAACGAAGACTTGCTGTTGCTAAAAGATATTGAAGTATCTGGACTAACACTTTTAGGTGTTTATGAAGAAGGCGCTGATCCTGAAAAAGGAGGTGCTGTTGAAGAAGGCATGAAAGGTGCACGTCTTGATATATCTGATTTCAGCAAACAGAAAAACAGCCCTATCAATTATGAAGAGCTGACAAACGTTATCAAGGATGCAGTCGTAAAGACTCTCCAGGATATAAACAACCAAAGGAAGGAGGAAAACAATCAAATGAATCATTTTGAAGAGTTACTTCAGAAGTATGGAAAGACAGCCGAAGATATCACTTTCTCATACGAAGGATTATCAGATGAGGAGCTTGATGCTGCATTTGCTGAAGCATTTGAGAATACTCCTAACTCTGGTAACGGAGAGCCTCAGCCTGAGAATGTGGAGTTTGCTGTTACCTTCAAGGGTGAGACAAAGAACTTCGCGAAATCACTCAATGAGCAGATAAGAGCAATTACTGAACTCGTAAATGCTCAATACAGTGCAGAAGATGATGCTTGGTATGACTGTGAAGTATTTGATGATCATACGGTGATTTTCCATGACTGGTGGAATGGCAAGCACTTCAAGCAGAAATACGGCAATAAGGATGGCGAACTTACTCTTAAGGGTGAGAGAACTGAACTCTTTGTACGTTATTTGACTGAAGAAGAGATTGCTGCGCTTGATGACCTTAAGTCTAAGTTTGACGCCCAGACAACAGAACTTGACAAGGCAACAAAAGAGCTTGATCTCTATAAGGCAGAACCTGAGAAACTTGAGATTCTTAACTCTGCAGATTATGCAGTGGTTAAAGATACTGAAGAGTTCGCAGAGCTGTCAAAGAGAGAAAACTACTTCTCACTTACAAAGGATGAACTTTCTCAGAAGCTTGATGGCATGCTCGTAGAGTTTGCAAAGAAAAAGTCAAGAGAAGTGAAACCTGAATCAAAGCCTGAAGTTGGTGTAAAGAGATTCGGCTTTGGTGATACGGAGAAGCGCAACAGCAGATATGGTGGCTTCTTTGACAAAAAGTGAATAACAGATTAAAGGCGCAGTGATGCGTCTTTTTTAATGAAAAAATTGAAAGGAGAAAATATCATGGCAATTGATATCCAGAAGGGAAAACATATTGAGTCATTCCCTACCCTCATCAGTGCAATGATGGGCACATACAAGAGAGTATACAATATCGTCCTTACAGCCAACACAGACAATGGTGTTCTTGCTGGTCGTGGTGATTATGTATCATTTGATAATTACGAGCAGGCAGCTGTTACAGCAAACGCAGTAACTGTAAAGATTCGCGAACTTGGAGCAGATGGAAAGTGGATCGTTGAGGTTGCTGACCTTCCTGCAACAGAGGTCCTTTACCTCTACAACTCACCAGTAAGCGAGTATGAAAAAAGAGATCTTCAGGACGAGTCTCTGTTCTACAATAAGCTCGGCGATGTTGTTCAGGGCGCTCCTCTTCTCATTGGCGATCTGTTCTCACTTAGCGATATTGCTTTCACTGGTACTCCAGCAGCAGGCAAGACAGCTAAGTTCAATGCTGGCAAATATGTTGTTCAGTAAATCTAACGAAAGGAGATAAATTAATCATGAAAGAAAACTTCAGTTCACATGTAATGGCTGTATTCGCCAATCACGAAACAGACCATGAGACTATGACAACTATCATGACTGACCTTGCCCTTGGACGTGAGATTTACGACAGCGAGGGAAAGCTTGTCAGCAAAGCTGATGCAAACAAGAAGGTTCTTGATTTCTCTCTTGAGCTTCTTGGCATCGATAATAACAAAGACATTAAGTCTATCAAGCGTGGCTGGAAAAACCACAGCACAGAATGGTTCCAGGTTATAGAGGATACCGTTGATAACGTTATCGAGGTAGGACTTCAGGAAAGCGAATGGTTCGAGGATCTGGTTGAAAGAAAGAACCTTAACTACTATGATCGTCAGGACTTCTACATTGATACAGATTCCATCCTTGCAGTAGCAAAGGCTGGCAATTCACATCACACACATCCTCTCCAGAGACTTGGAAAGGGTAAGACTGTATCATTGACTCCTGAGCTTTACACAGTCAAGGTCGGCGCAGATATCAATAAGTACATCACCGGTCAGGAGGATTGGGCACGTCTCGTAAATGCAATTGCAATTGCATTCATGAAGAAGATTCAGCTCGAGGTATTCGGCGCTATCGATACTGCTGCTACTCTTCTTCCTGTTCAGGGAACTAGCTTCGTTAATACTGGTACACTTTCACCTGCAACAAAGGCTGCATTTGATGCCATTATTTCAAACGTAAGCGATGCAAACGGAAACTGCGAAGTTGTTATCATGGGAACAAAGGCTGCTCTTCAGAAGCTCAATGATCTCGGAGATGTAAACTGGATCTCTAACCTTGCAAAGGATTCTGTTTACAACATCGGAAGAATGGGTCTTTACGAGGGTAACAGACTTGTTGAGATCAACAACAGATTTGCAGACAAGACCCTTACAACTAAGGTCTTCAAGGATAATAAGCTTCTTATTATCCCGGTTATCGGTGATGCTGGAAAGTTCGTCAAGGTTATTGACGAGGGCTATACAGAAATCGAGCACACAGAGAGAGATGAGAAGCATTCATCTGATCTCATGTCAATGGAAGTTCAGAGATGGTTTGGTGTTGGCGTAGTAATTGGACACCAGTTCGGTCAGTGGACAACCTAATGAAGAAATTGAGAGGGCGGGTTGCCGCCCTCTTTGTATGACTAAAAGGAGAAAAAAGATATGCCAAGAACAAAAATGGATGATTTAGCTGAAGAGCTAAACAAGGATGAGGGATTTGAAACTGCAGAAAAAGCCCCAGAGGTTAAGCCTAAAAGAAAGTTTGAACAGACTGACCTTATTATGTGTCGGTCAGTTGTGAAGGGTGGATTGTTCCTTGAGGGTTCAAAAACAAAGCAATTGTATCAATGGAATGACTATGGCGATGAGTCAGAAGTTGAGTACAGAGATCTGGTTGCTGAAATGCGCATAAAGTCAAAGTTCTTATTTGACCCACGTTTTATAGTTGAGGATGACGACTTTATTGAAGAGTTTCCTCAGCTTAAGCAGTTCTATGCGCAGTACTACAGTATAAAAGACCTCAGAGAAATTCTTGGGCTACCAGTAAATGAAATGGCTAAGAGAATTTCCGAGCTTCCTAGTGGAGCTAAAGAGTCTCTTCGTAGTATCGCGTCTGCTCAGATTTCCAGTGGTGCATTGGATTCGGTATCTAAGATCAAAAAACTGGACGAGATATTCGAAACGGATATGGAATTTCTTTCAAGCCTGATGCAGTAAAGGAGGTTCTTATGGCCTCTGTAAGTTACGAGAAGATATTTGAATTATTTCTCGGCAGCGTAACGGATTTTAAATTGGCTTCTTTGGAAGAAAAAGATGCTCGCTCACTGATGACGGAGTACCTACATAAGGCGCTGGCCGCATCGTACCTCAGCCACATATTTTCCACTTCAGTATTAGATGATGATACTGAGACATTCACTTACTCTATGGCGTATGAAACAGACAAGGATGAAACAGACTTTGTCTGCACGGCAATATCCAAGTGGATGACGTATGAATGGCTGCAAAATCAAGTGAAAAATTCAACGCTTACTCAGCAGATGATTTTCTCAAGTAAAGAGAAGACATTCTATAGTCAGGCTAATCACCTGGCAGAACTTAGAGCGTTGAAAGATGATGCCTATAAAGAAGCTAGAGGATTCGTTCAGGATAGAGGATGGATACATAATTCATATCTTGGAGGTTCATGATGGAAACAATACATTATACGTATGGTGATTTTAGTGGCCTTCAGATACATGAGATAAAAGAAAAGATGCGTAAACAGATTTTCTTTCTTCTAAGGATTGTGGATCCTAAGTGTGCCGAGAAATATGCGGACGTGGATGTCAACTCTGCTATAGAGAATGTTCTAAGAACATATGGGAGTCTGAATGATCTTCTTGGATATCCCACGGAATTTGTAAATGTAATGGTTATGCTCAACGCAGCTTATTCAGAGTATAAAAAAGGCAGTGAGGAGTTCAACTGGCGTGTTTACAGAAAGTGCATTCTTGATGCAGGACATGCTGTCTTATCAATAAAGGAGGTGTAGAAATGCCTTCTTTTGAATTGTACAAAAAACTGAATGGTGCCAGTAATGTTGGACAGGCCGTAAAGGCACAGTCAGATGCTGTAATGGAAGCAACTTGGAATAATGATATGGATTCCAAGATAGCATATTTCTATTCTCAAGAGCATGATGATGAGTTTGAGACCAGAGATGATCTTCATCCTGAGAAATCGCTAAGCAAAATACCCGTTGAGGTAAAGCTCTTCGAAATGGAATACAACTCATTGTCAAAAGATGAGGTGGCGTGGCATTTGCTGTTCAAGCCAAGCTTTGATTACAGAGATGTGATACCTTACTACGATGAGGATTTTAAAAAGACTCTTCATAGCACGTTCCCAATAGGAATGTATTTTGACTATCCTGATTCAAAAGAGAAATACCAAAGATGGTTATGTGTTGGTCAGTATAGAGAATACGGAAATCAGTTTCCAACGTTTCTCGCTCTCCCATGTGACCATAAACTTCAGTGGATATATGACCGTAAGAAATATGAATCATGGGGAGTCTTAAGGTCACAAAGTAGTTATAACTCTGGATTGTGGACAGATTTTAAAATCACTACTCCAGAAAATCAAAAACTGATATGGCTACCATTCAATGAAAAGACTTCGAACTTGTTCTATGACCAGAGGATTGTTATTTCGGAACCAAGGAAAGAACCAGTTGTCTGGAAGTGTTCTAAGGTCGAAGATATGAACGTGAAAGGAATTATCCGTCTCACGTTTGCCCAAGATCAATGGCAGCCCCATAGAGATTACATTGAAAAAGATTCTGATGGAAATGTTATAGGATTATGGGCAGATTATTACACTGACAGTGGTGTAACACCTTCGGAGGAAGCTCCGGTAGAGGATCGTGCTTACTCAAAGATAACCTATGTAGGGAAACCTAATATCAAGGCTGGAGGAAGCTTTAAGAAATTCACTGTCACATTCTATGATGAAGAGGGCGAGATTGGCTTTAAACTTGGTCAATGGTCCTTTACCATAGACGGAGCAGATGCTTCTTCACTTGTACAGACTGATACTACGGATGTAGAACAAAATCAGATTCGCGTAAGATTTATAGGAAGTGAAGATTATATGGGTAAGACTTTGAAGGTCTCATATTCTTCTGTTACCGGAATTGTATCTAATGTTGATATCCAGATTTCAGGAGCGTGATAACTATGAAACTGACTGATGTAGAACTGGCAGAGCTTCGTAGGTATCGTAACGAGCCTGATGAAGATAATGTCAGATACAAACAAATCATAAAAAAAAAACTGCTCGAAAACAATAAGCTCATCTATTTGATTCACAATAAAGAACTTGAGGATGAAGAGGCTGAAGCAGATGAATACTTGGGAGTAAATATCCTTCCTTACTATCTGATCAATCCAACTCAGACTAATGTTCAAAACTTTATCTGTTTTGAAACAGCTTTTGAAAATGTTTCGAGAGGTAATTCAGTAATGAAGAACCAGCAGATAATCTTCTACATTCTTTGCCATCATGCGGATTTGAATGTCGCTGAACTGAGTTCGCCGCGCCATGATATTATAGCCGCAGAGATAACCAATATGTTCCAGGGATGTAATGACTTCGGAACACAATTGAAGCTTATGTCTGATAAGCCATCTGTAACGGATAACGATTATGCCACAAGGACTTTAGTGTTCGCACAGATTACAACTAATTCTATTACTAATGAAAACCGGACAACTGGGTTAAGAACGGGATTCAGAACGTGATTGACAAGTTGTTTCTTATAAGTGGTGAGCCAATCGTAATCTGTGATGGAATAACCCTTTTACAGCCAACCCTTGGTGAAATAAGGGATTATGGTGAGGAAAAGTTTTATAACACATTTTGGACATTCTGCTCTGCACCTTGGGATATGCCTGCAGCACTTGATGATGTTGGCATAAACTTTATGAAGATAACGGAGTGGGAATTGTTTCAGAATATTGCTATTAGACTGAAGAAGGAACAGACAAAACTTATATTTGGTGACCTAGACTTTTCAAAGTTCAGACTGATGCAAAGAACTCAGGACGATGGCACTACTGATGTTGTGCTATATGATGGAAAACTTTTGATAGATGAGAAATTGTATCGACAGTTCATACAGTACGTCAAGGCTATGATAGGCTTTGAACATTCTGGCAAAAAGGCCGGAAATGAAACAACAAGAAAAATCCTGGTGCAAGAAGACCGTAAACAGAAACGGCGTAATGCCAAGAAAGAATATGAGTCAGTATTGTTTAATGGGATAATTTCATTGGTGAATACTGAAGAGTTTAAGTACAACTACCATACAGTTTGGGAGCTAACACTCTTTCAGTTTACCAAGTCTTTGGTACAGATTCAGGGGAAGAAAGCTGCATGTGCATTGTTGCAAGGTAGTATGTCAGGATTCTGTGATACTACTAAGATACCGCAGAAAGATTTCCAGTGGACCTATAGCGAAGACAAATACAATAAGCCAAAAGGAAAGAAACTCTTTAAGGGTGATCCTCAGGCTATACAAAAAGCGGGCGCTACAATGTAGCGTCTATTTTATTGCAAATAATCTGAAAGGAGATAATGACCATGTTAAACTTTGATAACTTAGTTATCGACAGAGTTGTTGAGGGATGGTTCGAGAACAAGAATCTTAAGGTTCTTGCAGTTCTTGATCAGCTTCAGAACTTCCAGATCAACATTAGTTCAACCACAAAGGACAAGACTGATGCTCAGGGTACTCTTATTAAGAGATACTTCACAGCTAAGCAGGCTGAGGTTACTGGTGAGAATGCTATCTTCTCTCTTGACCTTTCAGCTATCCAGGCAGGCAATGACAAGAAGGTTGGTTCCGAGGTAGTTCTTCCTAGAATTATCCAGGTTGCAAAATCTTCTGCTGCTCTTAAGCTTCCTGATGTTCCTATCGATGGAACACTTATCGTTTATGGAACTAAGGAGAATGGTGTCCTTGACACAGCAAAAGAGTATAAGGCTGGAACAGAAGCTGGCGATGATACATACGTTGTATCAACAGTTGGCGATCTTACAACTATTACTCTTCCTACAAACGCAACAGATTTCGTACAGATTAAGTACGAGTACACAGTTGCAGATGGCAAGGGTGCCGCAAGAGTAGACCATGATGGTATTCACTTCCCTAAGGAGTGCAAGGCTACATTCAAGGTTCTCTGCTCTGATGTATGTGATTCTGAGACAGTTAGGGCATTCTACATTGTATTCCCTAAGTTCCAGATGTCACCTGACTTCAGTTGGACAGTTGATACAGAATCAACACAGCCATTCTCTGCTACAGCCTTCAAAGATTACTGCGCTAAGGAAGGACTTCTCTTCTATATCGCAGTTGCAGAGGATTCTGATGAGTACGATGCAAAGACTCCTGCAACACTTGAAGAGGACGATGTATCAGCTTGAATAAATAATACGGGCCAGGGATGAAATAATCTCTGGCCTGTTTTTAAGAGAGGTAATGATATGTCCACAAGAAGAAAGTGCGTATGCTGCGGTAAAGAGTATGACTACTGTCCTAACTGCGCAAAGAAAAGTCAGCCGGGATGGATGGTTACCTTTTGCTCGGTAGAGTGCAAGGAACTCTTTAATGTTATCTCTGCGTACAATGTAAAACGTGTAGGTAAATCCGCAGTGCAAAAGTTTATTGCGGATCACAAAATTCAGAATACCTCGCGCTATACAGAATCAATCAGAAAGGTTCTTGAAGAAACTAAGCCTGATGAGGCGCCTAAGGTTTCTGAACAGATTGTGGCTGAAAAAGTCGTAATTGAAGAACCGATAGAAAACAAGGTTATTCCTACAGAAAAGGAAAGCCATTCAAAGGCACGTCACAAAAAACGTGGCCGTAGATAAACTGGGTATTTTGAAATTATAAGGGATATCCAGAGAACAATGGATATCCCTTTTTTTACTTGATGACTAAAAGGAGAAATGTATGGAACCAAAGATAAAGCCTGCTTTTCAACTGAGAGAATACTATCCTCATGAAGTCTGTAGAATTATCAACCGCAAGCAAGCCTTCTCCTACATGCAACATGGTGTTATGCCATGTGATATATATCTGTCTCCAGATAAACAAGATACCGTCTACGTTTTCTTTAAATCAGAAACAAAAGAATTATATGAAAAGTATAAGAGGCATGAAATATGAAAATAACGGAACTATTTTTCCCATTTGAACCTAAGCCTAAAGGAAGACCCCGCTTTGATAGAAGATCTGGACATATGTATACCCCAAAGGCTACAAAAGAATATGAGAAAAGTATAACGGAGTTTTATAAAGCTAACTGTAATGAATTTTACGAGAATGCAATAAAAATAAAACTCGTGTTCAATATGCCAATTCCAAAATCCGAGACAAAGAAAACTAAGGAGCTGATGGCTAACGGCGTTGTTAAATGTATTAAACATACGGGCGATGTAGACAATTTAGCAAAAAGCTTAATCGATGCATTAAATGGTGTTGCGTTTTTTGATGATTGTCTTATCACGGAGATTACAGCTTGTAAACGCTATTCTGAAACGGTAGGTACTTTAATGACAATATCGGAAGATGGGAAATGATTATGTATACGGTATATGTGCATAAAAACAAAATCAATGGCAAGTGCTATGTGGGGATTACAAGTAAAGTTCCGGAGAAAAGATGGAGAAATGGCTTGGGTTATAACCCATGCGGGCGGGAAAACCCACGGTTTCAACCGTGAGGATGATAGCCCGCCCTCTTGATTTGTGTAGATAATATGTTGACTAACATCTACGAATGTGATACTATATATTCATGAAGAATGAATATAAACATACCAAAACAACAGTATCATTGATAAACTACCATTTTGTGTTTTGCCCGAGGTATCGAAGAAAAATATTCAATATCCAAGGAGTAGAACAACGCTTCAAAGAATTAACTATTGCCGAATGTCAAAAGTGCGGTATAGAAATTCTTGCTCTGGAATGTCATATAGACCATGTGCATATTTTTGTAAGTGTACTGCCTACTATGTCTATCCCGAATATCATGAAACAGATTAAAGGTTGCACATCATTACAGCTAAGAGAAGAATTTCCACAGCTTCGGGCTATGCCAAGTCTTTGGACTCGTAGTTACTTCGTTAGCACAGCGGGTAATGTAAGTTCCAAAACTATCAAATGGTATGTAGATACTCAAAAAACAAGACCGTAGGTGACGAGTATGCAAAAAGGCGTTAAGTTCAGGGCTTACCCCAATAAAGAACAACAAAACTTAATAAATCAGACACTTGGTTGTTGCAGACTCATATATAACAAAGGTCTTGCCATGCGTAATGATGCCTATGCTAACGGTCAGAAAGTCGGGTATAACCAGACTTCTGCCATGCTCACAGAATTAAAGAAGTCTGATGACTTTGCTTTTCTGAAGGTCGTAGATTCTATTGCGCTTCAACAGTCTTTGAGAGATTTAGACCGTGGCTTCAAAAATATGTTTGAGAAACGTGCAAGGCATCCACAATTCAAAAGTAAGCATAATAATCATCAGTCCTACAGGACCATTAACCAAGGCGACAATATCCGCATTGTCGGGAAATACATCAAACTTCCAAAACTTGGATATGTAAAAATCAAACAGTCTATGGAAGTAGGACATATCAATAATGTTACGGTAGAGCGAACTCCCACAGGTAAATATTTTGTGGTTCTCAATGTAGAATTTGAACCTGAGCCTCGTCCTAACGCTGGCTGTATGATTGGCATTGATGTCGGTATCAAAGAGTTCTATTCTGACAGTAACGGCAATGTAGTAAATAATCCTAAGTATCTGGAAAAGTCCATGCGTAAGCTCATTAGGGAACAGCGCAGGCTTTCCCGCAAACAGAAAGGCTCTAGCAACCGCAACAAACAGCGTGTTAAAGTAGCTAAAGTCCATGAAAAGATAACTAATCAGCGTAACGATTTCCTTCAAAAGCAGTCAACGATACTTGTTAGCGAAAACCAAACTATCTGTATCGAAGACCTTAATGTTAAGGGGATGGTTCGCAATCATAAGCTTGCACAGCACATAGCAAGCTGTTCATGGTCTAAGTTCTTTACAATGCTTGAGTATAAGGCTACATGGTATGGAAACGACATAATCAAAGTACCCACCATGTATCCAAGCAGTCAGACTTGCAGTTGTTGCGGATACAAAAATCCGTTGGTTAAAAATCTCTCTGTCAGAGAATGGGAATGCCCTAATTGTCATACAAAACATGACAGAGATACCAACGCAAGCATAAACATCTTAAACAAAGGGCTTTCGGTAGCCTAAAATATAAAAATACCGTAGGGCATACGGAAATTTACGCTTGTGGACTCTGTGTAAGACTAAAGGTGTAAGCCAATGCAGTAGAGGTTGAAGCAAGAATCCCACGACTTTAGTCGTGCGGAGTGTCAATACAATTCCTATGCTAACGGTTACAACTGTTCAACTGGTGGAGAAGATACATCGTTCAATCATTTAACAGAAGAAACCCGGAGAAAGATATCTATTGCCAATAAGGGGAAACTCAGTGGCTCAAAGAATCCGATGTATGGGAAAAGTATGATAGAACGCATGGGAAATGAAGAACGGTACAAGGAGTGGAAAAAGAATGCTTCAGCTGTCTTAAAAAAAGCATATGAAGGAAGCCGTATGCCAGTAATATGCTTGAATACAATGGAAGTATTTGAATCTCAAACAAGCGCTGCTAAAGCTTTTGGAATACCACAACAAACGCTGTCTAGAATATTAGATGATCAGTATTGTACTGGTAAGTGGGTAGATGCTGACCAGAGATATTTGCATTTTGAATATTTCGAAGAGGGTAAAAAATACTCATTAAATGGATGGATAATACAACACGCCAAGCGTCCTATCATATGCTTAACAAACGGAGAAATATATGTGAGTTCAGGAGAAGCTTCACGATGTACTGGCGTTTCTATGTCTTGCGTCTTAGGAATTTGTAAAGGCACCAAAAAGATAACTAAAGGCTATGATTTTATGTTCTATAAGGACTATGTGAAATTTGGGATAGTGAAACATGAAACACCTAAAGAAAACAGAAAAAGAGTGTACTGTGTTACAACAGGTGAATACTTTGAAAGTATTGGAGCAGCTTCAAAAAAGTATTCTTTGAATAGCGGAAATATATGTTCTTGCTGTTCTGGTAAGACTAAATATGCAGGAAAGGATAAACAAGGACTTCCATTGGTGTGGGAATACTGTAGTTGACCCACCCGTGTTAAAAGGTATTCGAATGAGGTGATGCAGTATGGAAAGAAGTGAAGTGTTGGAAAAGGTGTTCTACTCTTCTACTAGCAAAGTTCTACGAGAGGAACAGATCCTTAATCTTTTTGGAGTCTCTTCTATGAATGAGATTCCTACAGAGAAACTTATAGAGTTTTGTAACGGACACTATTGTACAAAAGGAGGTATGAATAATGGCTGCAAAATACGAAGTTGATGAAAAAGTAATGATTGAAGGGCGCGTTCTTTCTGTTACATCCGATGAGACCGGAACAATTTATCAGGTTAAGGTTATTGCCAACGATAAGGCTGCCACTCTTTATATGAAGGAAGATGAAATCGATGGCGGCTCAGTAAGTGCATAAGGAGGTATCTATATGGAGTGGATTGTAAAAAATTGGAGCCTTCTTGTAGTGATACTGGCCTTTGGTTTAGCCGGATTTACATGGGCGAAAAAGTTCGCTTCTCTCCCATCTGAACAACAGCTTCTTAAAGTAAAAGAATGGCTGCTTTGGGCAGTCGTACTCGCAGAAAAGGAACTGGGCAGTGGAACAGGTCAGCTTAAGCTGAGATGGTGCTGGAATTTGTTTCTAGAACGTTTTCCTGCTCTAGTTCCAATTGTTTCTTTTGAATTGTTCCAACAGTATGTTGATGAAGCATTGGTGCAGATGAAACATCTTTTGGAGACGAATGCGAATATCGCAAGGTATGTAAACAATGACAAAGAAGAATAATAAAATATGGAAAGTGTATGTCCATACGAATAAAACAAATGGAAAGACATATGTGGGGCTGACAAAGAAGAATGTGGAAGCGCGATGGCAAGAAGGCTTGGGATATCGAACCCAAGTCTTTTTTCGTGCTATTCAAAAATACGGATGGGATGGCTTTCGTCATGATGTAGTTGCTGAAAATTTAACTGAAGATGAGGCAAGAAGTTTGGAACATGATCTCATTATTTTACTTAAGTCTCGTTATTCGGATCATGGGTATAATGTCGCAGAAGGTGGCATATACTCTGGAGGATATGGCGAATCCGTTTGTCAATTCGATTGCTACGGTAATTTTATTGCTGAATATGACAGTATCGCTGAAGCTGCACGATATACAAATATAAAAGAATACTGTATTGGTGCGTGTGTAAGGCAACAAAGTAGATACACTGGTGGCTATATATGGAGATATAAAAAGGATTGCGTTGATTTAAAATCGGTGAAAAAAGAAATTATGTCTGATTCGCGGATAGTTTTATTATTTCCTATATATCAGTTTAGCTACGATGGATGCTTTATTAAAGAATATGCAAATGCTTGTGCGGTTACACGTGCAGGTTTTAAATCAACTTCAATCATAAAATGCTGTCAAGGTGAGTTAGTCCATTCTCAAGGTTATTGTTGGGCATTCAAGAAAGATGTTGACAATATTGAGAAGTTTAAACCGCGGGAAAAGAAAACGAATAGATGGAGGACTAAAACAGTTGTTCAATTGGATTTTGATGGCAATGTAATTGCTGAGTATGATTCTTCTGAAGAGGCTGCAGTAAAAACAGAATTAACTACTCACAATATATTGCAATGTTGTGAAGGACGTAAAAAATCTCATGGTGGTTATCAGTGGATATATAAGAAAGATTTAAAAGATATTAAGCAGATATACCAAAGAGAACGTCCTGCCAATTGCATTACGGTTCAACAAATTGATTCAAACGGGCAGATAGTAAATGTATTTTATTCTATTGCCGAAGCTTCGCGAATAACTGGGATTTCTGAAAAAATTATTAGTACCCTTATAAGCAAAGGAACAAAATATAACGGCTATTACTGGAAAAAGGAAATAGCTTAATATTTCTATGACTAAAAGGAGAAACTATGAACGTAACAGAGTTAATTAACAAGTACCACGAAGCACAGAAGAAAAAAAAGGAATATGACTTCAGTAATCATATTACCATGAAGTATATGCCCTATTCAGAAAAACTTTCTGTAGTGAAAGGTATAATCGATGCTACATGCTATGTTGATGTGGAGAACAAGAAATGCTACAAACGTGACACTCCTAATATGATTTTCATCTTTACGATGAAACTTATAGAAAAGTACACGGATATAGAAATCACTCCTGAAAGTGTTGTTTCTGATTATGATGCGCTGATGGAATCTGGGGTAATGCGTCTTTTAATGGAACAGATCCCAAAAGAAGAGGTAAGCATAATCCAAGGAATGATAGACATGATGAGGGATGATTTAGAGGTTAACACCCGCTCTCTTGTATCTTTCCTTGAGACAAAGGCTGATGCGCTGTCTATGGCGTTTGACAGTCTTAATAAGGTGTTGGAGAAGCCGGAGATTCAGGCGAAAATTGCGGAGTTTACGAAAGGACAGAAATAATGGAAATACAACTTTCAGATTTAATGCAGCGTCAGCTTGAAAAAGTGGCTGAGTTAACGGAGACAACTGTGGAACAATATGTTACTGACCTTATTGCTGAAGATTTGGCTACTTTTGGAAAAATCAAAGGTATAAGGGAACAGCTACCACAGGAATAATTATTGACGTTTAGCCGTGTCATAGCGACTAAACGTATTTTATTTAGAAAGGAGGGTAACTATGGCTAAAAAGAATGCTGTCACATGGAGTGATTTGGAAAAAGATTTAAAGAAATATGTTGGCAATGTTCTCTCTGGTGCAGCGGGAAAAATCAGAGATGATTTAACGGAGGAAGCTTTTAATTCGATAGCATACTTTTATACCAGTTATACTCCTATCTCTTACCATAGACACTATTACAATTTTATGGAAAAGAGTTTTGAAAAGTATTATTCAAATCCTCACGGAAAGATATACAGAGGCGGGGTTAGATTGACTCCAGAGGCATTAGATGATATTTATCAAGATCCAACGCAGGAGGTATTTGATTCTGTATATGCGGGATTTCATGGCGTATCAAGTATGTTTGTTTCTCCATATACCTTCTCTGTTACTCCTGTTATGGAGCCTTCTCCTATGGAGCGAATATTGGCAAGACGTGATTTTATAGCTGCCAATATTGGAGACTATGTTTCATATGGAAAAAATAAAGCGAAAAATCAATCATATTCTGTTATTAAAGTGAGGTGAATAATATGGCATATAATGGTGCAGTTATAGATATTGCTCTAAGTTCGGATATTGAAGGATTTATTACTGACTTAAAATCACAATTAAAAAGCGTAAAAAAGTTGGGCGTAGATGTTGATACGTCTTCCATCGAAGAAGCTTTGCAGTCATACATGGATGCGATTAAAAAGATATCCAATGCAAAGTTAAATACCAGTACTTTTGCAAAATCTCAGGAATCATTGTCTAAGGAAATTGGATCTCTTCAGCAAAGAATGGATAACCTTGAAAAGGGATTTACTGGATTAGTTGATGTAATGAACAGCGTGGATGGGGGAAAATTTGCAAGCGAATTGCAGCAGATGAAACAGGATATGCAGGGACTCGCGGATGCAACTGCTAATACCATCAACACCATGAGGCCGATTAGTTCTGGAGGCACGGCAAGTGCGGAACTTAAAGAAACGCTTTCTGTTCTAGAGGAAATTTCTAAAGTTAAAGCACCTAAATTTGAAGCTGAGGACGATTTTAAAACTGCAAAGAAGAAACTGGTAGAACTATACAACGAGATAAATGCGAAGAAACGGGAACTAAATGCAGTTACTATCGTTTCGGATGAAGATAAGCTTAGAGTAGCAAATCTTTTGAAAGAAATAATGGAGCTAAGTTCTCAATGGCAAAGTCTCTTTTCTACAAATTACTCTGCTTTTGAAGATCAATTCGATGGGGCTTTTGTTACTGCTGGAAAAAAAAGATTATTTTTCGACAATCTTTCAGACTCTGTTGAAAAAACCATGACAGATGTACGTGATACTGTGGATAAAAATATTTCGTACATCAAAAGTTCTATAAGTTCGTTAGATGTAATAGAAACAGTTTCCTCTGCAAATGTCGGCCCGAATGTAAAAGTTCACGCTGAACTTGCTACAACCACAAAAGGATTAAAAACCCAATTAACAAATCTCCTTGATAGTATACAGCCTTATCTAGACTCTAATCCTCTGGAAATAGGGGTAACTATTGCCACTGAGTGGGGTACACGTCGTAACAAAGAATTGCTAAAACAGTTCCAGACTCAGATTGATAATATATCAGAAGATACTGATGTAACTGCACTCTATTCTTTGTATGATGACATTCAGAAAACTTTTGGGAATGAGATATCTTTAAAATTTAAGAGTAATTTCGATGAAGAACAAAAGGCGATTCGTGCTGGTGTAACTGCATTAAAAGCGGAAATTGGAAAGCGTTTTGAACTTAATCCTAAGATAAGTGAGTCTGCTGCAACAAAAATGCAGAGTCAGCTTGATAAACTTTCAAAAAATTTAGTTTTATCTATTAACCAAGTTAGGCTTACAGATGGCGCTATCCAACAAGCTGCTGAATTAGAAAGTGCAGAATCAAGCAAAGCTGCTATAGGTGTAGAAGCATTAGCGGCCATAATGGATGTTGTTATTGAAAAAGCTGGAGAGCTTAATGAACAATTCATTCCAGTAAAAGATCTTTTAGTGGATATCAAAAGCATTCTTGAACAAACTCCAATTGATTCTATCTTAGAATCAACAAAAGAGTTAGTGAGGGTAATGCAACAAGCCTTCAACATCTTATCTCAAGAAGACCTGGATAAAATGTTTAATGTAATACAAGGCAAAGTTGCAACGATTCAGACAGATACCCTCAAAAAAGGCAACACAGTAAATCAATTAAAATCATTGTTATCTGATTTTCGAGAATATCAAAATCTAGGTGGGCAAAAAACATTAGTTGATTTGGGTGGTGCTGATAATGTTCAACGATGGTTTAAACGCAATAAAGATATAATTCTTGAAACAACAGATGCAGTTGAGAAACTCGATAAAGCTCAGGAAAAGGTTTTTTTAGATAATGGCGAGTCTTCTATGGTTGAAAATCTTGGATCTGCACTCGACGCTGTAATAAAAAAAGTCCAAGATAAAACAGAAGCATTTGTCAATGAAGAATCTGTAGTATCACAAACAACAGCTAAAGAACTTCAAGACTTAGATATGCTTTTGAAGAAATTAAACGAGATCAAAAGTATATTTGACAGGATAGTTAATACAGAAAATGTTTATCAGATTTCATCAGCGCTAATATCTGCATTCGATGGTGTACTAGCGAAGGTAAATGAGATTGCGTCATTAGTCTACAATGTTGGAAGTCTATCCGAGAACACATATGTAACGCCTATCAAAGAATACTTAGACATTCTCGAACAAGTCGAACTTAAATTAAAAGAAATCTCAACGCAATCGGATGGAGTAAAAATAACTAATGAAACTACCATAGATGCAGAAAATATCGAAAAAATCATTGTTGCCATAAAAGATTTGCAAAATTCATTGACTGATATTCAGACGGCATTATCGGATGGAACTATTTTTAAAGGACTGGGCAATATAACTCCTGAAGATGCAGAAAATATTTCAAAAGTAACGACAGCTTTGTCCGAGTTGGCAAAAGTGATGCCTTCTGAAAATTTTGGTAAAAGTATCGAAAAGGTAAGAACTTTTATCAATGGATTCAGTAATGAGAATGGCGCAGAAAAAATTCAAAAAGCAGCTGAAAACATTAAGCAACTTCGTGATGCATTGGATGGCGAAGTGAGTTCTAATAGTCTTCTGCTCATATTCCAAAAGCTTTCTGAATCAACAGACATATCTGGGCTTGTAACAGAAATAAAAAACTTGCTCAAGGTTGAAACAGCTGCTAATCAGGCTGCTATTGCGAAAAAGGAATTTTCTGAAGCAAATAAGCAGATGAAAAAATCTGCGGATGAATCATCTAACGCCTTGGATAAGGAAAAGGCTGCATTTGAAAAAATATGGAATAAGCTTGATGGACTTAACCAAGAAAAATTCATGCCTGGATTTAATGAGCAGATAGAACAAATCCGTGTTGCAATGAATGGAATAGATGATGCCGCTGATGATGCTGCTCAGTCATATCGTAACTTAACAGAACAAGCCGAAAAGCTTTGGAAGGAACATGGTTTTTCAGAGTGGAAAAAAGCGGCCGAAACATCTATCGCAAGTCTTGAAGTTAAGATTGCAAAGTTTGGGAAAGATAATACGGCTATTGCCAAAGAGTTTTCTGATAGGCTGGACGAGATACGCTCAAAGCTGCATGACGGGATGTCAATTGAAGAGGTTCAAAAATTAGGAGCAGCCTTTAAGAAACTCGAAGCAGATATAAATAATGCTGGTCAAGGTGGTCTGTCATTCTTTGACACCTTGAGAAAACGTCTTATCGGGGTGAATGCTCAATTAATTGCTCAATATTTGTCGTGGCAGGACATGATTAGATATACGAGACAGGCAATTAACGTTATAAAAGAACTTGACTACGAACTTGTTGATTTGAAAAAGACAACAACAATGTCTGCTGATGATCTTAAAGAGTTCTACTATGCTGCAAATGATACTGCAAAAGCTACTGGGGTAACTACTAAAGAAATCATAAGTCAAGCAGCTGCATGGTCAAGACTTGGGTATTCATCAAAAGATGCAGCAACAGAAATGTCTGCTCTTTCATCACAGTTTGCGCAAATCTCTCCTGGTATGAGTGTCGATACTGCAACTGATGGGCTTGTTTCTACAATGAAGGCATTCCATGTTGATGTCGCTGATGTTGAACGTGAAATCATGGATGTTATCAATAAAACTGGTAACACGATGGCAACGGACAACGAAGAGATTGTCAATATGCTTGAGCGCTCTTCTGCTGCTATGTCTGCGGCTAATAACTCCATTAAAGAAACAATCGCATTGGAGAGTGCTGCCGTTCAAATTACCCGAAATGCAGAAACCACTGGTACCGCATTCAGGACAAAGAATTGTCCATATGTACAGCAATGTGCATAAAGAATATATTTAACTGCAGGTAAAACCTAAAGCCTTGCACCACAATATGGGGGAAACCACTATATGATGGTACGAAAGTAGAAACAACGCAAGGATGGTATATGGTCAAAAGCCTAAGTACTACTCTTCTATCAAGAAGAAAAATGGTAGCTCATGCATCCAAGTACCCTAACGTATCCCGGAGACCATCCGGTACTCGAGCCGAGGGTAAAGGTTCAACGACTAGATTCACGTCGAGCTATAGACAAGAGAATAAGGGTGGAAATCCCGAATATCTATAGCAATAATCGTAGGGCGCAATCGCAAAAGGCGTGGGTGAAATCCCCTTAAATCGAAAAGGTATACCCCTATTGTAACAGGTATAAATTAACCGTATAATAGGGCGAAGAAATAGTCTAAGCATTATGCGAAAGCATAAGGGGTATATATGAGAAAACCAAAATATTCAGATGAATACCTATCTCAGTTATGTGATGAAAATGATTGCACTTTAATAAAAGTCCAATCAGAAGACAGATCTGGGAAAACAAGAAGAATTATTTACTACTCATGTAATAAGCATCTTCAATATGGAGAACAAAGCTTGTGCGTGGAAAAATTTGTATCTAATAAAAAGAAATGTCAATACTGCAACCACAGTAGCTTAAAGAAAACGTTTGCTGAAGAAGTAAAGCGAATTAGTCCGAGTATTACTGTCGTGGGGGATTATAAAGAATGGAATTCCCCTGTTGAATGCATATGTGATGATTGTGGGTACAAATGGAAAGGTCGGGCAGCGGTTCTTCTCTACGGAGGCAAATGTCCAAAATGTGCACGCAGAGAAGCCAATGTAAAAGAAAGTCTTTCAATAGATGTGATAAAAGAAAGATTATCAGAAGTGAATAAAGACATAATGATTATTGGTGACTATCACGGCATTCATAAAAAAATAGAATGTTTATGTCTTATCGATGGCACAAAATGGGAGCCTATCGTATCCCATTTATTATCCGGTGAATGCAGTTGCCCAACGTGTAAAAGAGAACGCATGCGTGCACGTAGCGCATTATCACAAGAGCAATTTGTGTCCAAAGCTGAGGTCAAAAACCCTAATATCAAAATCGTAGGGAAATATGTAAATAATAACACTCCTGTATTATGCACATGTAAGATTCATGGTGGAGATATATTAGCTAACCCCCGCACAATATTGTATAAATATGGGCATTTATGTCCCATGTGTACGCAAAGCATTGGTGAAAGCAAATTGTTGAAGCTGCTTGAAAAATACAACATAGGATATATCTCCCAGTATTCTTTTTCGGATTGTAAGAGGATAAACAAGTTGCGCTTTGATGCCTATGATGAAGTTAACAAAATTGCATACGAGTACCAAGGCGAACAGCACTACCGTTTAGCAGATTTCTCTAGTAAAGGCAGGGAATGGGCGATTCAACAATTCGAATTGAACAAGCAAAGGGATCAAATTAAACGTGAGTATTGCAAATCTCACAATATTCATCTGATAGAAATCCCGTACTGGGAAACTGATAATATGGAAGATTTTCTCATAGAAAAATGGAGACAGCTAAGCTTAGTTTCCTAAATACTCATATCGTGTTGCGAACGATATCAATATTATGAATTTCAATGCGTATCAGAGGGTACGACGAGGAGACCGAGGAATATATCGGTAATGTCGAAGAATTAACTGGTAAGATTGCAGACTTAACCAAGACCGCTTCTAAACCAGGTGGCATAACTTTATTTACCGATGAAACCAAGTCAACTTATAAATCCACGTATCAGATTCTCAAAGACATATCTGATATATGGGATGAACTCTCAGATAAAAATCAGGCAGAACTCTTAGAAGCATTAGCCGGAAAGAGAGGCGGCCAAGTACTTGCTGGTATTCTTGGCACCGAGAACTTTAAAGAAGTTGAACGAGCATTAGAAAACATGAAGGATGCCTATGGTTCAGCTGATGCCGAAATGAGTATAGTTGAAGAAAGTATTGACTATAAACTCAATAAGCTTGAGCAGACGTGGGTAGGAATACTTCAAGAACTTATTGATAATGGCATGCTCGGCGAACTCATTGACGCATTAACTTCTATCTCGGAGGTACTAGGCGAGATTATAACTGCCATCGGTCCAATCCCAACACTTGTTGCTGGATTAGGATTAAGAGAAGTATTACTCCATCTTGATAAAATTCCTGGTGTATTAAGTACTATAACTGCAAGCGTAGAGCTTCTAACTTCAGGCGCTGGCACATTGATGGAAGTCATAAGTGCTGCGTCTCCTGCTTTGGCTGGAATTTTAACATCGCTTGCACCTATTGCTCCATATCTACTTGCTATAGCAGGAGCTGCTGCGGCTCTTTATGGTATTTATAAGATATGGGATGCATTAACTATTTCTGTTGAGGAAGCAAACGATGCGCTTAAGGATTTCTCATCAAAGTATGATAAAGCTACTTCGACGATGAAAAAACATAAGCAGGCTGTAGAAGAATTATCAGATTCATATTTTGAACTGGCAAAAGGTGTTGATTCCACAACTGGAAAAAATATAAGCCTTTCTACAGAGGATTATGAACAATTCGTTGCTACTAATCAGGAACTAGCAGAAATGTTCCCAGAACTCATCAGTGGTGTCGATGAGTATGGTAATTATATCCTCAACCTGGGTGACAACGCAGATGAAGCAAGGGCTAAACTTCAGGCACTCCTTAAACAAGAACAGGATAATTATAACTATGAACTGTATAAGGATCTTCCAACTGTATCAGAAAACGCAGATGTTCTAATAAAGGATGCCAATAATAAGCTTGAGTGGGCAGAATTATCTTTAGATACATATGACAAGATGTACAAAAAGCTCAATGATATAGCGAAGCTTTCATCAGATACTAACTCGCCATTAGCATTAACAGCTAACATTCAAGATCAGGATTCAACAAAAGTTCTTCAAGACTTTATTGTTGCTTACCAAGGAATGATTGACCAGTTAGCAATTACAGATAAAGAGATGGCTTCGAATTTGCGCGATGCTCTTGAAGATGTGTCTGTTGGCGATGAGATGAAGAAAGTCTTCCATATGGAAAAGCTTTCGCCAGATGAGAGACGCTATCTACAGAATTATGTCAAGGAATATTTAGCAGAATTTTCTGGTGACTATAAGTTGCTTATCAATGATGCAAAGGCAGAAATGAAAGAAGGACAGTCCCAACTCTCTTCTGCTTGGATGTCACTTCAGGAAAATATCATAGGCGGCATTAACTTCTTGTCTGACAATGGGCAAACAACTCAGGTGTTGACGGACTTCGTCAAATCGTTGTCATCAGACTTTGCAAAGGAATTAGAAGGTGTTGATCTCCAAACTGAAATATCAAAATGGATTGGTCAGATAGATGAGTTAAGCGATGAACAAAAGATTCAACTTGGCGAACTGATAAACGGCGATTTGACCCCTGAAGAAAAGATAAAGCTTTACGACGAAATCAAAGCAAATCTGCCTGAAGGTTTTGATATTCCGATTCATTTTGTAGTGGATGAAGCACAAGAGTTAGTAGATTCCGTTAAAGCAAGTAAAAGTAGATTAAGTAAGACTACAAATCAATTTGGTGTCGAAGAAGTAAATATGGACACTGTGAGAAGGTTAGATGACTTCTTCAAGCAGATGAGTATAGACACCGAAGAAGAATACAATCAATGGTTAAAAGTGACTGCAGAAATCGATAATGCTGAGGCCGCAATGAAGGCTTATCGTAATGCAATCGAAGAAGCTAAGCAGTCTACAAAAGAACTTGCTGAACCTCTCTCCTTCACTCAGTCAATCTCAGACCTCAATGATTTGGAAAACGCTCTCAACAATGTTGGTACTGCAATGGCCAATATAGATGAGAACGGCAAATTCCAACTTGGAGACTTGGACACTATTGCAGATTACTTCTTAGGTTTAGAGTCTGCCGAGGAAAAAGTTGAGTATGAAACCGATGCGGTTGCCAATGCACTCAAGCTTCTTGGAGAAGGTACAGGTGATATAGAACAGAACGCCAATGCTATAAATGTTCTTGCAGATAATTATCTTCGTACATCTGGGATCCTTGAAGGTCTTACAGAAACAAACAAAGAATTATACATTACTCGCTTGCAGATGATGGGTATTGTCAATGCTGAAACCATAGTCGAGGAACAGCTTGCTGCTGCAACTGCTGATGTAGTAAATCAGAAGACTGTTGAAGCTGTGACTGACGCTCAATTAGTAGCGGTAAAGGAAGCGTTGGTAGCTTCAGATGCAAACATGGTAAATGCATCTGTAGAAGTTATAAAGGCAATACTCGATGAAGGTAATGCATCAAATGCTACTAGGGCTGCAGTTTTTGATGTGGTTGCTCAGCAAGCAGTATTTAGCAATCAAAAACTTAATGTTAATCAGAAGATTGAAGCTCTTGAAACACTCGCAAATGCCTTTCTTGATACAGCAAGTGCTGCTAAGTACGCTTCTGAGATGGCACAAGTAGAGGCAAAGGCAAACAGCCTTAAAGCAGCAATTGATTCACATGGCTATGATGATGCAACAATTACAAAGAAACGTAACGAAATCAATTCTGAAATAGCTCAAATTACACGAAAGTATTCATCAGATGCTGCCAAGACTCAGGTTAAATTTACTCGTGCTCAATATAATGGTGGAACTCCGGTTAGTTCAAAACTCGGATATACACCTACTTCTACTGCTGATGCTTTAAAAGGTACTCAGGCAAAGGCTATAGAAGATTCGGCTAAGAAAGCATCAGATGCCGCAAAAGATGCTGAGGATTCTTTTGAACAGTTATATGACTACTTCGAAAGAATGATTAAGGTCCTTGATAACAGCATTAATTTATTAGAAGCTCACCTAGAGGATGTGGTGGGATCATTTGCTAAGAACACTCTCCTATCCGCTGAAGAAGATTTGATTCAGTCAAAGATGAATGGCTATGCTTCAGCTATTAGTATGTATAGTCAGAAAGCGTCTGAAGCTTTGTCAAAGATTCCAACAGAAGTTGCAGAAAAGCTTCTGAGGCAATAAGACAATTAGAACTAAAGAAGTTCCAAAATGTAATGAAAGATTTCACGGATCAGTTCGACCTTAGACAATCGGCAGGTATAGACCTTATTTCCAAGCAAATTGATTTATTAAAAGAAGCTGGACAACTTGTAGGAGAAAGTTTCTATACTAAGCAGATTGAACAGGCAAATAAACAGCTCGATATTCTGAATCGTGAACAAGAAGCGCTTGTTAAACAACTGAATGAAGCATTATCAAAAGGAATTGATACCGGTTCTGATGAATGGTTAGAAATGGTCAACTCTCTTACAGATGTTGAAGGTTCTATTCTTGATTGCAAGAAAGCAATAGAGGAATTCGATAATGCTATCCTTGAGCTTCATACAGAAATCTTTAATCGTATTCAGGATCAGTTTGCTTCGTTTAAAAATGAACTTAGCAATATGCAGGAACTCTTCAATGATGAAGCGCTTCCAGTAGCAACGAAAGACAATAAGTGGACAAATGAAGGTTTGGCGCAGTTAGGCCTGCTATCACAACAATATGAATTGGCTTCCTATCAGGTAGAACAGTACAATCAGGAAATTGAAACACTGACACAGAATTATTTGGCTGGTAGGTACAGTGCAACAGAATATGCTGATCGACTGATAGAACTCAAGTCTGCTCAATGGGATGCTGTAAACGCAAGTGAAGCTGCTATTGATGCAATGCGTGACCTCAATGAAACAAGGGTCAACATTGTGATCGATGGTATCAATGAAGAGATCGACGCATATAGCGAACTGATAAGTAAGCAGAAAGAACTATTATCTGCGGAAAAAGACCTCTATGAATACCAGAAGTCTATTGCTGAGTCAGAGAAGGATATTACTAAGCTTCAGCGTCAGCTTGCGGCAATAGCTGATGATGATAGTCAGGCCGCAAGGGCAAAACGAGCCCAGCTTGAAGAAGAGCTTGCAGAGGCGCAAGATGCTTTGGAAGAAAAGCAATATGATCATAGCATTGAAATGCAGCAGACCTCTTTGGATGAACAACTTGAGCAATACAAAGCAACTCGACAGCTCGAGATAGAGGCTCTTCAGGAATCGCTTCTTAACGTTGAACAGATTCTTGCTGAGACGTTTGAAGCAGTCCGTGAAAACTCCCAACTCATTGGACAAGAAATCGTTATTATGGCGCAAGAGCATAGTATAGAGATGTCTACAGCTCTTACTGATGCATGGTTCCAGGGAGAAAATGCCATAGCTCAATATGGCCAGGTATTATCAGCAGAGTCATCAGCTTTTATAGGAAACATCCAAGGAGTTGAGTATCAAGTATATCAGCTTCAAGAGCAGGCGAATCAGACAGCTGTAGGTTTGGCTGATATGTTTTCTACAAGAGCAGATAATTTAGTTCAGCAGCTTACTGATTCCTACATGAGTGAAGGCAACTTGAATAACATGACTAATGCTCTACATGACTCATTATCAAATACAATTGATGGAGCATATTCAGGTTCTGGAGCAAAGGCTGCATTGGATTCAATCGCTGAAGCAGCGAATGGTGTGGCTGCTGCTGCTGACAATGCAAGGGCAGCATTAGAAGCAATGGGGGCGGCTCAAGCAGCTGCACAGAATGTTCCTTCGTACACTGGAAAGATTTATCAACAAGGTTCTGATGGGGACTATTACTATGCCGGTGAAGGAACTGTGTCAGGTAATAACATATGGGAAAAGAATGGCAGAATATATGTTGACAATGGTTATGCGTCAGGTATTAAGAAAGTAACTGAAAATCAACTTGCATGGACTCAGGAAAAAGGCGCAGAGGCTATTATATCTCCTACTTCAGGAGCAATACTTACTCCTCTTCGTAAGGGTGATATGGTTCTGCCAGCTGATCAGACCGAGAACATCTGGGGATGGTCAAGATTTAACCCAGACGAATATGCAGCGAAGCTTGCACAAAGTATCGGTAGTATATCTGGTGGCGATGTCCAGACAAATACAATGCAGATAGGCAGCCTGGTTACGGTAAATGGTAATGTTAATGACGCTATGGAAATGATGCAGATAGCTGCTACAACTGCAACTGCAAAGATTAAACAGTCGTTCAAGGAACTCAGTAATGGGTTGAACGGCTGATTTTGTTTTAGGGGAGAGTATCTCACAATGGGGTACTCTCCTACTCTATTTAAGAAAGGAGGGAGAGAATGGTAATAACATGTGATGATCTGATATTTAATGATTTCCATATGACAGACTACAACATTGTTTGTGGTAATGGCTCAGATGGAATGATTGATGATACTGAGAATATGTCTATGACTCCAAGTATTACGAAGGTGTTCAATGGCGAGAATCCATATAGTACTTATATCAGTCAGAAGTATGAAGACAATCCTACATTCACTGTGAGATTTACAAAAGCAAGTTGTGATAATGATACAGATGATTACTTCGGAGAAAATGAACTAAGACAGTTTAATAGACTACTTACGGGAAAACCTGGTTATTCATGGCTGAAGCTTGTTAATAATTCGGTTATGGAAACAGACTTTTATTATCGGGCAAGAGTGTCAGCTGTTGAGTATGAACGCATGGGGCTTCATGTTGTGGGTTACGATGTGACATTCGAACTCGATGGAGGAATGGCCTACTCAGAAGAACAGACTATATATCTCAGTGTAAAAGCAAATGTGCCATTCTATGTATTCAGCAATTCGGATGATCTCCATGGATATACACTTCCAAAGGTAAAGATTACTGTAAGTACTGCGGGTACACTCACTCTGACAAACAGAACAGATTCATGGAAAACAGAAATGACCAGCATGACAGCTGGTGAAATTCTAACTATTGATTCAAAGAATGAACTGCTCTCTTCTTCCAGAACAAGAAGATATATTCTTGGAGATTTTAATCTTCACTGGATTCGATTGCTTCCGGGAAGAAATGAGTATGTTTGCAATAAGAATGCTACTCTGGAGTTTACATTTAGAGCAGCGAGAAAGGTGGGATATGTATCATGAAAATAACAAGAGATACTTTAGGCCACCTTGAAAATCCGAACTTTATTCTTATGAAAGCATCAGGAGAACGTGTTGGAGTATTGCAATGCACTTCAAAGCTGTGGACAAAGAAGCATAACGACATGGATACTCTGTCATTTGAAATTCCATATATGGCTAATGCTAAGCCTACAGAATTCTATGATGATATAGATATCATGAAGTACATTGAAGTACCAAGTATATCTGCAGCTTTTGCTATCAAGGATGTTGCTATTGAGAATGAGGGACAGACAACAGAATTTAAGAAAGTTGAGTGCCAGAGTAGAGAATGTGAACTTGGTCAGAAATATCTAGAAGAGCTGTATATTAATACAGGAACTACCGGTTCGTTAGATAAGGTTAAGTTTTATCAGCCTGGTAATCAGCCATACTCTCTTCTTCATCTTGTTCTGTCGGAGAAATGTCCGGGATGGAGTATAGAATATGTGTCTCCAAGTTTGTGGAGTATGCAGAGGAGTTTTGAGATTTCTCGTCAGGATATTTATTCTTTTCTTTTGTCAGATGTTGCTGAGGCTTTTGAATGCATATTTGTGTTTAATTCTTTGGCTCGGACAATCTCTGCTTATACAGAATCAGAATACGGTGAAGATACAAACCTACATGTAAGCTATAACAATCTGTTAGAGAATACATCTATGGATTATTCCATAGATGATGTTAAGACATGCATAACCCTTAAGGGGGATTCTGATGATGTTACTGTCAGAGAAATCTGTATGGGATATGACCGCATTTATGATTTCTCAGTATATGCTAGTGAAGAGTACATGTCCCAATCTCTTCTTGATGCATATAATGCTTGGCAAAGGCTTATTGTTTCGCCAGTAGATTTATCTTTGTTTACATATAAAAACGGAGTAATAACACGGGCCGAACTTCAGGGGAAATCTTATAAGGATGCCTATACTTATCTCTTAAACAAGTATCAGAAATACTATACAAGTCTGAGTGAGTGGTATAACACAAAGATTCCATATCTCATTACAACAAGAAAGAATCCTGGCTATGGAACAATCAGTTACACAAAAGACGGAACAGATGCAGTTACATTTGAAAAACAAAAGTCTGTAGTCCTTGTTACTTCTCTCCCATCATCAGGAAGTGAAACGGTGTTATATCTGATAAAGGATTCCGCTTCATGGGATATGTACAGATGGAATGGTGCGTGGGTTCATGTGAATCACTGGTATGAGTGCGCTTTAGCCGAACTTAAAGCTCTCCAGGATTCTGCCGAGAATCAGCAGGCAGTAGCCATGAAAGCTGGCTATGGCGATGCGGAAAGTCTGGATGAAAATATCAGAAAGAGATATGTGGACACCTATCTGCCAGCTTACTATATGTACAATGCTCTTGGGAAGCAGATAGATACTGTAAAGGCGACAATATCATCCTTAGAGAGTGACCAGGCAATTATTCAGACAGACAAAACAGTAATTACTAATAAGACCTCAATGAAAAGCAATTTCACTGCAGCACAGCTCAAAGAGCTGTCTGCCTTTATTCGAGAGGATGAGTTATCATCATCAAACTTTGTAATAACAGATACGATGACGGAGGACGAGAAATTTGAAATGCTTTATGCTCTTTTGGAATATGGTCAAAAAGAACTTGCAAAAGTCTCGTCACCTCAGATACAGTTTTCTGCTTCTCTGGTTAATCTGTTTTCTATACCTGAGTTTGATAATTATAGCGGTGATTTCGACCTGGGCAATTATGTATGGGTTACACTGCGTGATGACTACTCAATAAAGGCAAAGATACTCGAGGTATCAATAGACTTCCTTGATCAGAGTAACTTCTCAGTCACATTCGGAAACATCATGAGAAAGGCCCGTAATATTTTTACGGATGTTACTGATGCACTGAATGCAGCCACTGCAGCAGCTACTTCTGTTTCTTTCGGTGCTTCGCATTGGAGTGCCGCTGCAGAAGATACTGATGAAATAGGCAAAGCTCTTCAGGATGGTTTGCTGTCACAGAAGTATTATCTGGCAAATGCCGAAGATAATGAAACCAGAATTGATGAGAACGGCGTATGGATTACCACAACTACTGGTACCCATGGTAGAGAACAGACGGATGACTATGATGCAATTTATCTGGGAGGCGGTAGGATTCTCTATACACAGGACGGTTGGCGTAACATTACAATGAGTGTTGGTCGTGCAGACGTTTCGATGCCTTCAGTCAATGCTCAGGGGCAGCTGATTTATACGACAGAGTCTAAATTCGGTGTGTTTGCAGACTTTGTTATTGCCGGATATATTGGAGGTTCATTAATAGTTGGAGGCGATATTTATTCAGCCAACTATAAAACATCATCAAATAAGAACAGTGGAAATGCAGGGACTCATATCAACCTCACAGACGGAACGTTTGAATATAGTTCAAAGACGACCGGAAAAAAAAGGTTGTGGATGCTTGGAGATACCCTAGAAGTTAATGGAACAATTCAAGCACAAAGAGGGCATATTGGCTGTGATGATAATGGAGATGGTGGGTTTATCATTGAATCTTTGAAAATGTATAACGGCAAAAATGGCCGCACCGTAGATGCCGCAGGCATCTATTTAGGTACTGATGGTATAGGTTTAGGGCGAACAACGTCATATACAACCACGGGAAGTCCAGTAACCAAGTCAATGTTTGAGGTGGACAGCAACGGTAATCTTTATGCTGGAACAGTAAACATTAAAGGTCGTGTATATGCAGAATCAGGCTACATTGGTAATGGAACGAATGGATTTACTATTAACTCCACTTCTATCATCAATGGTAAAAGCAGTATGTATGACAATGCCGCAGGCATCTATTTAGGTACTGATGGTATAGCGCTTGGGGCGAACAATGTTTTTACGGTCACCAAGAATGGTGTTATCAATGCAGTGTCTGGCAGTATAGGTGGCGCGAAATTATCAAGCAACTCTATTTATGCCGAGAATCAGAACTGGGGAATCAGCTCGAATGGTTACGCATATTTCAAGAACGTTTATATCACTGGCGTAAACAGTGGTTCTACCTTTGGCAATATGGGATATAATGGTGCGTCATATAATTGGGGAACATTTGGTGGTAGCTCGTATTATGGGTGCTATGATGACATTCGTCCATTTAGCGGTGGAGCTAAAACCCACATACAAAGTTTAGCTGTAGATGAGATAATTGCTCAAAAGGCTTATATAGGGTGGGCAAGCGTTGAGGAACTTGACGCGGAGTCTGCAAACATAAGAACTTTGGTAGCTAATGAAATAACTGCAACGAAGACATATGCTGATAATCTAGTTGCGGACAAGGCAACAATCGCCCAGCTAGATGCTGTTGATGCAAAATTTAAGAAGCTAAATGCGTCAAATATAAAATCAGGAACAATGAGTACAAGTTACCTATCTTTCCGAGGAAATCCAGTCGGACAATTTTCAGGATATGCTTTTACTGATTATCCTACATGGTGCACGCAGAGTGGGGAACGCGTTTCTTGCGATGTGAGCATTTCACATTTTTATTTTATGGGCAATAGTTAATTGAGTAAAAGGAGAGAATAAATGAAATTGACAAATAAACAAATGGATGAGTGCTTCAATTCTTTAAATACTGTTTCTGAAAAAACAACCGGGAAACTTGGCTATGCAATAGCCAGAAATCTTAGGAAACTTTCTGAAGAGCTCGTTGAATATCAAAAGTTAAAAGACAAAGCCATTATTAAACACGGAACAAAAAATGAAAATGGTTCTTCTGTTATTGAGGTAGGTTCAGAAGCTTTTGAGAAGTATGTCAATGAAATGAAAGAATATATGAGCATATCTCATGACGTTGATATCTTCTTTGTAACTGAAAATGAAGTGATAAATTCCGACCTTAACGGGAAAGAAATGCTCGCCATAGATTTTATGATAAGAAAGGACAATGCAAATGAGTAAGTTGTATGTTATAGGGAATATCTATTCAGATAATACCGACAATGCAAATGAATTATTTACAGCAATAACCGATGCGGGATATACACTAGGGTATAATACAATGAGCAAAAACTCCGCAGTAATTATGAAAGAAGTTTCTGAGGAAGAAAATACCGAGGAATGATCAAGGGCGGCTAACCACCGCTCTTTTTCTATGCAAAAACTTGGGAAAGGAGGTAAACCATGAACGGTGTTACACAACACTACATTATAGATTTCTCCTCCAACAATAACTTTGTCCAGGTGCCAGCAATGCAAGGTGATGGTAATGATGTCAGATATATAGAAATCGAGATGATTGAAAACGGAAAGCTGTATACCGTGGATCCCGATGATACATATATCACCATTGCCGGAACTAAGCCTGATGGTACAGAGGTATGGAATAACTGCGAGCTTACAGATGAAGGATATCTGCTTGTGAAGATAACCTATCAGATGACCACAGTCCCAGGGCGAAGTGATTATCAGATAGTTCTGTTCTCTGATAAACAAAACAATCAGTTGAAATCATTCCCATTTATCTTACTTGTAACTCCAGCGACATTCAGTCCGTCATATATCATGTCTCAGAATGAATTTGAGGCATTGGCGCAGTTTACAACTGCAGCCCAGGAAGCGGCCGAATCAGCTGCACAAAGTGCGGCAGACGCAGAACTGGCAGGAACGATAGGTATTATGAATATCCGGTCAGTAGATGGTCATCTGATCTTTGAGAAGAATGACCATTGGCGTGGCAGCTTTGCGATAATCAACGGAACAAACCTGGAAGTAACTTGGGAATAGAAAGGAGAATACTATGGCAACCAAACAAGATTTAGGTCTTGTCACCTCGTATGGTTATGCTGTTGCCGGAGGATATAGGGGTTCGGAAGAACAGTATAAGATATACCTTGCTACTCTGCCCCAGTATACTTCCAATGCACAAGCTTCAGCCGAGGCAGCTGCAGCATCAGCTGAAACCGCAAGGAATCAGGCTAATAACGCTGCAACATATTATTCCAACACTGTCAATGTTTACAACCAGACTGTAACAGAGGCTCAAAAGGCAAAACAGTCAGAAGACAAAGCGGAAGAATATGCAGCAGACGCAGCCCAGTCTATGGCTCAGGCAGCACAACATAAAGCTGATGCAAATGCAAGTGCTATAGCTGCTGAGAACTCTGCGGATTCCGCACATGATGCAGCGCAGCAAGCAATCCAGGCTCAGGGTAAAGCAGAAACTGCGGAACATAATGCAGAAGTTCATGAGCAGAATGCAACAGAATCTGCAAGAGAAGCCGCTGAATCTGAGGAGAATGCAGAAGCATATGCAAATGCATCAAGCGATTCTGCTATTGCCTCAAACAACAGTGCTGTTCTTTCAGAAAGCTGGGCTGTTGGTGGCACGGGAACAAGACCGGGAGAAGACACTAATAACTCAAGGTATTGGTGTGATCAGGCAAAGCGTCATGCAGATGATTCTGCTGATAGTGCAGACAGCTCTGCTCTCTCCGCTTCCAATGCGGCAACATCAGAGACTAATGCAGCGGTATCAGAATCAAATGCAAGTACATCAGCAACAGCCGCAAACACATCAAGACAGCTTGCTGAAGATGCGAGAGACACTGCTTCATCTGCTAGTGCTGACGCAGTAAGTGCGGCCCAGGCAGCCAATGATGCTCTTCAGGAAATAAGAGACATTTCTGCAACTGCAAAGTTTGAAGTCGATTTCAATAACGGAAGGCTGGTTTACAGCTCAGCTGATTATAAGTTCGAGATAGACCAGACAACCGGACAATTACAATGGGAGGTAGCGTAAATCATGATTAACGCCGGACGAGTACTTATAATCCCTCGTGGTGAGTATGATCCAGCCTACACATACGAGATGCTTGATCTCGTATCGTTTAACGGCAGTTCATATATCGCAAAGGGAAGTACAACAAACAATCCACCCACTAACACAGCCTACTGGCAAGTAATTGCTCTGGGTGGTGATACTTCAAAGGCTATTGCTAACTTCGCATATGTTGAGACAACAGCGATAGCTACCCGCGAATATCAGGTAGGCGAGTACCTTATTGACCTTAATGAATACCTTAAGAAAGTCACAGCTCATATCGACATTGGTGACAATATCATCGATGGCACAAATGTAACAACTACTACAGTAGCTGAAGCAATCGGTGACATTAAGCAGCTTCTTGAGGACACCGTCGCTGTTATGGCCATGTTAAAACCTGCTATTAGGCTGACCGCTCAGACTGACCTTAACACACTTACAGATATTGGTGAGTATGGCAAGTCTGCAGCAGACTTCTTTGTAACCAATGCTCCACTTGGAATAGACAGTGTTCCAAGTGCTACATTCAGGCTGAGAGTTGAAAAGGGTTCAGACGGAAATAATAAGATTCTTCAGACACTAAGAACAGATAAGAACAAGACATACACAAGAGCTTATCAGAACTCAGGCTGGACTGACTGGATAACGGATGAGACCAAGCTGACATTTGATGGGCTTACAGCAGAGTGGAATGCGTTGACTCCTGAAGAGATGGCTCTCTACAGATACGTAATTCTTACCGATGACTGAGATAAATTAACGGAGGTATAAACGATGAGTGTAAATATTTACGATCCTTCGACCGGACAACTCAAAAGAGTTGATAAGGGTACAGAATTTACCGGAGCTACTTCATCAGCTGCCGGTAAAAGCGGTATCGTTCCAGCTCCAGCTGCTGGAAAACAAAATGCGCTCTTAAAGGGCGATGGTACGTGGGATTCGCTTCTCGATGATCTCGGGCTTTCCATAGTGAATGGTGAAGTCTGCCAGACATACACAACTACATAAGTTATATAAGGAGGAAAAATAATGAGTACAGTTACAAAACCACTTGCAAAAGATGAAACACTTGCAAGAATTGCTACAGCCCTTGAGACTCAGGGTGTCCTGAATCAGCTTGATACAGATGATAAATCATCTTATGTAGCTGCTATCAACGAAGTCCTTACAAAGACATTGGATGTTAAGGCACACCTTTGCCATAACATTCCTCGTCTTGTTCCAAAGGACATCACATCATACTACAGAGATGGAAGTATCTGGGACAGACTTAACGGTACAAACGGATACGAGCTTTACGAAGATCTCTTTGTAGGTGACTACTTCGAGATGACAGAGGCTATCTCTGCATACAATCAGAACTCACAGTATCAGGCTGTTGGTTCTAAGTATGTAACCATCGCTGGTATCGATATGCACTTTGGAGATGGCGACGGTCAGGATTCTGTTGGTACTATCACATATCACCACCTCGATATGGTGCCTGGTAAGGGATTCGATACTTCTGCTGCACAGCACTTTGGCAGAAGCCGTATGAATTCTACAAATACTACAGAGAATGGTTATGTTGGTTCTGAGATGAACGTAACAACAATCGGACCAGTTACAACAACTGGTAAGAGAGCTTCTGTAGATTCAACTGCAACAATCAACGAACAGCTTGTTGCTGAGTTCGGCACACATCTTAAGAAGCAGCGTGTAATTCTTTCTAACAGTATGAATACAAACGGTCCTAGCCATATAAGTGGACAGACCGGATGCGCAAGCGGATGGGCATGGACAACTGTTCAGGCTGTTCTTATGAGTGAGGTTGAGGTTTATGGTTCTGTAGCATGGGCTACAACTGGCTACGATGTTGGTAACCAGAACAAGCAGCTTCCACTCTTCGCTAATTCAAAAGTGGCTATGAACAATAAAAGTGCATACTACTGGCTGACAGGAATAGCGTCTTCTGCTTTTTTCTGCCTTTGCGACGACGATGGCCTTAGCAACTACGGCGGCGCTTCTGGCGCCATCGTTTGTGTTCGTCCCCGCTTCATCTTAGCAGCGTAAGCGCGAAATCTAGAATCTCCCGCCCTTACCAGGGCGGGAACATTTTTTTGAGGATTTTTTGATCATGTCAGTAATAAAGAATTTGAGAAACCTCTCAAGCATGGAGTTTTATAAAAATGCAATCCAGATGCGAAGGGAATTGACCGAATGGATGATGCGAGATTTCGGAACCGTACGGAATAAGAAATCACTTCACTCAGTTATCAAAGATATATCACAAGAGGACGAACAGATATTAACTGAGGTTTTCCAGAAATATGGAAAGAATATAAATCGTGGATTCCAGTATGAGTACCCTGAATGGCTTGTGGATTTTGAGAGGGATAAACTAGTTGAGTTACTACAGACGCTCGTGGAGAACATTACAAGGGCTAACTGTATTTATGTCAGTAAAGGCAATAATACAGAATACGAGTTGAGGCGTAAGTATCAGGATATTGCGATAGGGTGTTGCTACGCATTATATGCAGAACTGCAGTATATAGCAGAGTCATTCCGAATAGATCTCAATAAATTAGTTCCATTATTAGAGAGCATTGAAAAAGAGGTTGATCTGTTAAAAGGATGGAGACAAAAAGATAACAAACTTAAAGGGTAAGGTCTGTTAGCGTCTTCTGCTAATTTCTGCAATTGCAACAACAATGGCAATAGCAACTACAACAACGCTTCTAACGCCAACAATTATGTTCGTCCCCGATTTAATGACACACAAAAGACCTTTCAGGCCGCGTGTGCTCTTGAAGGAGACCTTATCCTGTCCTGAATAAGGCAAATGACTTTCACGATGCTGTCAGATACGTCTGGTACAGCTATCAACGTGGGGGATTTAAAACATAATAAAAGAGGATTTTTGTCGCTATGTTTGAACTTTTAACAGATATGAACCTCTTGTACGATGCTTTCGAGAAAAGTAAAAAGGGTGTGGGCTGGAAATGCTCTATCCAGAAATATGAATCAAATGTATTGCCAGAACTTTTAAAGATTCGTCATGCTCTGATGAATGGAACTTACAAGCAGAAACCTTTCTTCGAATTTGATATCAACGAACGTGGCAAACACAGACACATAAAATCTCTGCATATCTCAGACCGGGTGTTGCAGAGATGTCTGTGTGATAACATCTTAAACCCAATCTTTTATCAGTACCTTATCTATGATAATGGCGCAAGTGTAAAGGGAAAGGGTATTGATTTCACAAAGAGACGATTGGTAGCGCACTTGCAGAAATACTATAGAAAGCATGGAAATGAGGGCTATATTCTGGTCCTTGACTTCAAGAAGTTTTTCGACAGTATTCCGCATGAACAATTAATGGAACTGGTTAAAAAGAAAATTCCTGATGAAAGAGTCATCGCGCTTATAAGGCATATGGTGGACTCATTCGGCGAAGAAGTATCTTTAGGTATCGGCAGCCAGGTGTCGCAAATCTTCGGCATCTACTATCCCACTTATATCGACAACTACATAAAGATAGTTAAAGGATGCAAATACTATGGTCGTTATATGGATGACCTTTATGTGATCCATGAGGATAAAGAGTTTCTTCAGCAATTGAAGAATGAACTGATTGAAATGGCAGCCATGATGGGACTGACCGTTAATGTCAAGAAAACTCATATCCATAGAATTGACAAGGGCTTCACCTTTGTGAAAATACGCCATATTGTAACGCCTACCGGGAAGATAATCAGGAAACCTTGTAAGAAGAATATTGTCAGGGAAAGACGGAAACTTAAGAAAATGTATAAGAACGGTGTGCCATTTGAAGATGTGCTGGAATTATATAAATCGTGGCGAGGTAATATGCTGCGGTTAAACGGGTACTATGCAGTCAAGAGAATGGATGAACTGTTTAACTGGCTATACGGAAAGGAGCTATATGAAAGCCGCCAAAGTATTGAACCAAAAAGAAATCAGAAAAATCATCGCTGAGCACTTTGGAGTGGATGAAGAACAAGTAATCAATTCCAAGTACAGCTATATCATCATCGACAAGGAGGAAATGAATAATGAAGATGATTCTAAGTGATGGCACAGAGCTTGATAACCTCGAGCTTAATGGTAACAACTATGTGTCAAAGGAAGAAGTAACAAGGGAAATGTTCGAGGGCAACCTTGATACAGTAACAATCGAGTCTGAGGAAGGCACAGAGGAAATGACAGACTGTGTTCTTGATAACCTCATGCAGTATGGTGATGAGTGGCTCTTCATTATCAGGTCAAGAACACCTGAAGAGTCTGCTGCTCTTGATTTAGAGGCCCAGGTTATGTACACAGCTTTCGAGACAAACACACTTCTGTAATTAGAAAAGGAGAATGAAAATGAGTAAATATTTTAAGCAGATCAAAAAGCTCTATGATGCTGGCAGATATTCAAAGGAAATCGTAGCTGAGTATGTCGCAGGCGGCTTGATTACTCCTGAAGAGTACAAGCTTATCACAAAAGAGGATTATGTAGCTCCTGAGGAGTGATTTATCCGTGGTGTAAGGTGTAAACACCAAATTGTCTTCGGGATGGTCAGTGTCACAGCTGACCACCCTATTCTAAACACGCATCTATCCTTGTGTAGATTGCGTTGAGATTTTGCCCGTCTATATGACGGGCATTTTCGTAAAAACAGGAGGCAGACAATGATTTGGAAAATTCTTGTAATCATCTCTCTTATTCTCAATATCGTTGTCATCATTCAAACAAATTACTTAGATTGGTATTGGCAGAAGATTTACAAAGCAATATGTGAAATCAAAGAGGATAACAAAAAGAGGTAGAGCATGAAAAACAAAGAGGCGTATTTAATATGTGGTTTGAAGTTTCGTTATTATCCTAAGCATGAAAGCCATTTATCGAAACATGCTATAGGACGGTTAACAGCTCTAATGAGAACAATGTTAGTGCCCTTTGATTAGAGCGAAAAGAGGCTAAGGAGGCAATTGGTATGTTGTATTTATGTGCGGGGCTTATTGGATATATGCTTGGTTCATTTACAGTGCTAATGATTGTAAGACATAGAAATGCCCAGATAGCTATATCTATGTCAGACAATGCAGTACAAACACAAGTGATTCACAAATAGTCAATTTAGGACTGGAACATTAAGGAGTGGTCAGTGTCACAGCTGGTTACTCTATTTTTTTATGGAGAGGAGGGAAACATGGACTACGAAAAGAAAATAGAAAAGGCAATGGAACACGCCGAGAAAGTAAAACTGAAAAGGGAACTTAATGAGTTGAAGCACAGCAATGATAAGCCAAAAGAAAAGCTGACGTTCGGAAAGTTTTGGCTCATATTTTTGCTTGCCAATTTTATGGTAATAGAGATCTACTCTCTCACTGCAATGTGGTTCTTTGCTGACCTCACACCTCTTGTTGGACTTATCGCCGCAGTTATTGGAGATTGTGTTACTCTATGCAGCTACTTTGCTAAAAGCAGTAAGGAAAATACAACCGGTGGCATTGTGTACGAGAGTGCCATGAAAAAACTAGAACACGAACTTGAAAACAGCAGCAGTATGAGCAATGACGATGCAGTAGGATAAGGAGGGGCGTGTCAACTGCTTCACACCTGAAGGAATGAAGCTTGTGACTATCCAGTAGTCCGCGTGATTACTCAAAATAATCTCCTACCTTTATTACCTGACCTTATTTCAAGAATCAGGCTGATGTCACATCGTGGGCATGTTGACGGCTACCCTTGTCTGAAAACATGTTCTCAGGCAACTGTATCTGGTACTGAAGCATTGAGATACTCAATTCCCTTACGATACAGATTCATTGCTCCTATACGGTCATCGTTTGATGTGTAACCACAGTTCTTGCAAGAGAAAACATGTATCTTTTTATTACGATTTGATTTCTCTGTATGACCGCACAAAGGACAGCACTGACTGGTATACTTCGGATTCACAGCAATAGTTCTGGAATGATGTTTCAAAGCTTTATATTCAATCTTCTGTCTGAGGTCATAAAATGACCATGACACCATTACATAACGATTTCGTCTTACAACTTTCTCAGTTGCATGACGCACACCAGTTAAATCTTCAAGAACAAATAACGTATGCTCAGGATAACTTTCAACGAGTGCCTTTGATATCTGATGATTGACATCTGACATCCAACGGTTTTCTCGTGAACCTATAGCTTTCAGTCTTCTTCTTGAAGAAGGAGTTTTAACTTGTTGCAGCTGTTTTCTCAGCTCTTTGTAATGGGAATACTTCTGTTTTATTGCTTTCCCGTTATAAAACTTAGTCTGATGCTTTGAATCATAACAGGTTGCAATAAAGTTTATTCCAAGGTCAACACCCACTACATTCGAAATATCATTCAGACTGCATTCATCAATCTGGCAGGTAACAGGGATATGCAGAAAGAATCTCTTATGTTTGTAAACAAGCTTTGCTGTTCCAAACTGGTAAACAGATTTATCAAAATATTTCTGCATTCCAGCTTCGTGATAATTAAATTTAAGCCTTCCAGATAACGTATTCACAGAAAACTGGTCTGCAATAAGAGAATAATCACGGTTCCAGACAAGGTCATAAGACTGCTTGCGAAACTCTGGTTTAATCCACTTGCCTTCAGTTTCAGCAATAGTTTTATATCTGGCAAGAACAGTTTTTATTACAGACTGTGCCATCTGGGATTTGAGATTAAACTTATCACGTAAAATATGATACAAAGCCTTATTTATGGAAAACTGAGCCTGGTCATGTGTTTCATAAATATAATCAGAAACATAGTTACAGGCATCTGTATATGCTTTCATGACATCAAACAGATGTTGTCTATCAGAATCTGAAACACATATCTGGATTTTGGCTGTTACTGTGAAATCCATAAATAATTAACTCCTTTCACTAAATATTATAACATATATTTTAGTGAAAGTATGGTAATTTTACTAATGTTTGAGCCTTTTTCCTCCTCTCACTTAAAAGAAAGAGGTAGGTAATCTAACAAAATATGCTAGAGACCTTCTAAGGCTTGTTGGCTCGCCATATGCACAAGGAGTAGCCTGGTGTGACGAATGGTTTGACTGGATCATGATTCAGGCCTTTGGTGTAGAAACGGCGAAGAAAATGATAGGTGGATGGTCTGCTTACACTCCTACTTCAGCGCAGTACTATAAAGATATGGGCAGATGGTATACTTCTCCCAAAGTTGGTGATCAGATATTTTTTAAGAATTCTATGAGAATATGTCATACCGGAATTGTATACATGATTGATTCCAAGAATGTGTATACCATTGAAGGAAATACATCTAACAAAGACGGAGTGGTATCTAATGGAGGTTGTGTCGCCAAGAAGTCATATGCGCTAAACAATAGCCGTATAGCGGGTTATGGTAGGCCTAAATACGAACTGGCTACTGAAACACCCAAGAAGTACTATCTCTACAAAGGAGTTGACGTATCAGCTGCACAGACAAATGTTGATTATTCAAAACTTAAAACAGCTGGTGTAGACTTCGCCATTATCAAGATAATTCGTAAGGACATGACTCCCGATATAATGTTTGAGAAACATTACTCAGGCTTTACTAATGCCGGGATCAGCTGCTTTGCGGTATACAACTACTCTTATGCTACCACTGTGGAAAAAGCGAGGAATGATGCAAAGGTTGTTATATCTACTCTTGCTGGAAGAAGAGTTGCTGTGTGTCTTGATGTTGAGGACAAAGTTCAGAAAGGTCTTGGAAAGCTTCTCATTGATATTGTCAATGCATACCAGGAGATAATAGAATCGGCTGGTCTTCCATTCCTTCTCTACACCGGATTGTCATTTTTTAATAGTTATATCAAGCCATATTTGTCAGAATTAAGATGCAAGGATATCTGGATGGCAAGATATTATAAAGGTGATGCTCCTATGTCATTTAACGAGGATCCGGACAAAACAAAGAATCCTATGGAAAATCTTGTTGGCTGGCAATATACTTCTCACGGAAAGGTATCAGGTTATAATAACAATATTGACCTTAGTATCATCTACAGAGATATTGCTACTCCACTGCCTACTACAAAGACTTCAATAGTTACGAAGGTAAGAACATCAGGATCACGTCTGAACGTACGTAACGCTGCTCCTAATGGAGCTATAGTGGACAGATTATTAAATGGTGCCGTTGTTGATGTCATTAGCGTTAAGGATGGATGGTATAAGATTGGCGATGAAAGATTTGTTTCCGGGGAGTATATTAAGAGTAATACTATTGGTATCATCACTGCCAATAAACTGAACATAAGAAGTGCAGATTCAAAGAATGGTAACATTGTTGGAACATATTCCAAGGGAGATACCGTAGAAATTCTACGTCAGTCTTCTACAAGATGGTATCTGACTCCGAAAGGATGGATATCAAATAACTATGTTAGGCTATCCTGAATTTCTTGAGAAGCTGCACTTGGTGGACACTGAACTGTCCAGAGCATTATATGAACTATATCTTAAGGGATATACTGGTTGATTACCGGTATATCCCTTTTTTTACAAAAAGTGTTGACTCAGTTAATTTAACGTAGTACTATAGATACATAGGAAGTGCCTGTCCTACAATCCGAGCCGTGGTGCATTCGCAAGAATGACGCCCGTGAGCCGTGAGTAGGTACGGTGCTTTTCTTATTTTACAGAGGTTAGTTTATGCAGTTATCAGAAACAGTCAAACTTTATATGACAAGAGAACAACAATCTCTCATCACTGCGACTATGACAGAGTATATAAATACTGTTAATAGTCTTGTTTCTGATGCTACAAATGACATATCCATCTCAAAATATACAACTGCTGATGTTAAGGTAAATCTTCCGTCAGCATTAACAAATCAATGTATCCGTGATGCGAAGTCCATCGTTAAGAAATATAACAAAGCTTGCCGTGATGCTAAATGCAAGAGTGCCAAACTTGCCAAACAAGGTAAAAACATCACAGTGACAGCTACACTACCTACACTCAAAAGACCTTGCTGCTACATCAACAATCAGAATTATAAAATCAATGGCGATTATATTGAATTTCCTGTCATGATGAATGGCAAGTCTAAAAGGCTTTCTGTCAGAACTAAAATGTCTGACAAGCAGAAGTCTGTTTTCGCACACGGTAAGCTTGGAACTATGCGTATTGTCTATAAGGGTAACAAGATAGTTGCACAAGTCGTATATGAAACGGCAGAGCCTATATATAATACCGAAGGAAACGTCATGGGCATTGACCTTGGCATTAAGTGTCCTGCGGTATCTTATATTTCTGATGGTAGCGTAAAATTCTACGGCAATGGGCGCAAGAACAAATATATGCGCAGGCACTATAAATGTCTCCGCAAGAAACTTCAACGGGCTAAACAACCTGAAGCTGTAGAGCACATTAACAACAAAGAACAGCGCATTATGAAGGATCTCGACCATAAGTTAAGCCACGACATTGTAGAAACTGCGGTTGCTCACAATGTTAAAACCATAAAATTAGAGCGATTAGCAAATATCCGCTCTACGACAAGAACAAGTCGCAAAAACAACCACGGTCTGCATACATGGTCATTCTATAGACTTGCACAATATATAGAATATAAAGCCAAACTTGCAGGCATTAAAGTTGAGTACGTAAATCCCGCATACACAAGTCAGACATGTCCTGTCTGTGGTCATGTACATCATGCCAATGATAGGAACTATTTTTGTAAGTGTGGATTCCATATCCACAGGGATTTGCTCGGTGCTATGAATATCTGTAACTCAACTGAGTATGTTGGCGATAGTAATATCAGACATACTGCCTAAGCTGCTATATGCACTGGCTTAGGATGGGTAATGGCATACCCATACCTTG